GCTCAAATTCACCGTGACCGAGGATGGCGAAGAGGTTGTGCGACTGAGCCCGATCTTTGAAATTCTCGTGCGCCGGTCCATTCCACCGCCAGAAGAACCAACGCCATAGGCAGAGAGAGTAGGCATGGGACTGACCATCAGAGTCGAGGGCGGCGGCGGGACGATATCGGAGACCGAACAGGAGCAGTCGGTGCTCGTGCAAGGCCCTTCGGTCTCCACCGCCTTTTCGGCGGGGCCGAGGATCCAGATCGAGGTGGGCATGCGGGCGGTCGCCCTTTCGGTGCTGGCGCCGGGCTATACCGAGATGCCGCGAGTGATGGTGTTGAATGACCTGGCGGACGTAGAGGCTCTCCCGGAGCAGGGCAGCACCCTGCAGTACAGCGATTCGGACAGACAGTGGATTGCCGGCTTCCGACTTGTCTTTCGGCCCGGCTTGCGGGCTTACATAATTTCAGACGCATAGGAGAAGAGAATGTCTGACTACAGATTGGTGATCGAGGAGTTCGCACCGTTCCAGCGCCAGATTCTTGATAAGGACCTGGCCACGCCGCCCGGGACGCCGGCCGAGGGCGACCGTTACATCGTCGCGGCCAATCCCACCGGCGCATGGGTTGGACACGCCAAATCCATCGCTTGGTGGGATGGCGCGGCATGGAAATTCGACGCGCCGGAAGAGGGCTGGTTCACCTACGTGGTGGACGAAATGACATTCTACCTCTACACGGCCGCGGCCTGGACCAAGTACGATACTCCCGGCGACATGCTCAAGTCCACCTACGACACCGACGACAGTGGGATCGTGGACAAGGCGGAGACACTTGATGATGGGACCCACAGCGCCACGGCCGAGGATGTGGAGTCCGCTGTCGCATGGGACCTGCGCTATGTTGCCGCGCGCAAGTGCGTGATGGTGACATTACCGTAAGCCGGACGTAGTGACTGACCATCGCTTGCCAGATTTGGCCACTTTCCAGTGGCAACCGCCGGCGCTGGACTGGCTGAACACGCCGCCGGGTTCGCCGGCCGAGGGCGCGCGCTACCTGATAGATAGCGCGCCCACCGGCGCATGGGTTGGGCACGCCGAGCAGATCGCGGAGTGGAATGGGGCAGCATGGGACTTCACGGCGCCGGCTGCGGGCATGATGGTGTGGGATCTGGATCAGGGAGAGCTCTGGCAGTATCTCTCTGCCTGGGAGATCGCCATAACGGATGGGCCGCCTGGACCCCAGGGCGCGCAAGGCGCTCAAGGCGCAGCCGGTGCCACTGGACCTCAAGGCGCAGTCGGGTCGCAGGGAACAACCGGCGCTCAAGGCGCGACAGGGCCTCAAGGTGCACCCGGGCCTCAGGGGGCCACCGGGTCGCAGGGAACAACTGGAGCCCAGGGTGCCACCGGGCCCCAAGGGGCAACGGGTCCTCAAGGCGCCGCTGGCGCTCAGGGTGCGACAGGGGCTCAGGGTGCAGCGGGTGCCCAAGGTGCTCAAGGCGCCCAAGGTGCGCAGGGGGCAGGCTACGGAGGGACCTCGACATCCAGTGTGGCCATCGGCACGGGTTCGAAGACCTTCACGACCCAACCCGGCTTAGCCTACCTCGCGAACATGAGGGTCAGGGTCGCCAACGACTCGACCCAGTACATGGAGGGGGCGGTCACCTCCTACTCCGGCACGACGCTCGTGGTCAGCGTGGACCGGATTGTAGGCACCGGCACTTTTGCATCCTGGACCATAGGCATCGTTGGCGATCTGGGCGCTCAAGGAGCGCAAGGAGCCCAGGGCGCTACGGGCGCACAGGGCACACAGGGGACTACAGGTTCACAAGGAGCCACAGGTTCACAGGGCGCAACGGGCAGCCAGGGTGCGACCGGAGCACAAGGTACACAGGGAGCCACCGGAGCGCAGGGAGCGCAGGGCGCTCAGGGATCATCGGCATTCACTTGGTACGACGCCAGCACCTCCGGGAGCACGAAAACGATAGACTGGAGTAATGGGGCCACTCAATTCCTGCTGCTGACGGCGAACTGCACCCTGACCTTCAGCAATCCGGTAGCGGGCGGAAAGTACGTTCTGATCCTGCGGCAAGACGGGACTGGGAGCAGAACTGTCACTTGGCCGGCGGACTGCCGTTGGTCGGGCGGAACGGCTCCGACTCTAACCACAACCGCCGGCAAAAGCGACTACATCGGCTTCGTGTATCATTCAGTTGAACAGGTCATCCCGCCCGACCTGAGATACAACGGGGTCGCCTTCAAGGCGAACTTCTGATGCCCACTGTAATCGTCAGGCCGAACGGCAACAACAATGACCTGTGGACTGAGTATGACTATGGGAAGATAAGTGATCCTGTAGTACAGCCGAATGCAGGTGATGGCATCTACATCTATGCACGAAAGGCTGATGCTGATGAGCGGCAGCAGTATGATATGGAAACGCTGGCGGTCACCGCCGTCACGAATGTGACGGTTTGGATTTATGGCCGATATCTATCGGGGTCAAATCGCACGATTATCTTCGCTAGTATCTCGATGGGGGGATATTGGCAGGACCCTGTGCAAGTGCAGCTTTCCGACACATTTGCGTGGTATTCAGTAAGTTTCAGTCCCCCAGTAGGCGGTTGGGGACAATCGGACATGGATACATTGATAGCGGGTTTGACTGCACCCCATAATGACAGCATCTACGACGAACAGGACGTTGATGTTCTCTACTGTAGTATAACGTATACGCCTCCCCCACCAGGAGAGTACGGAGACTTCTTCGCGGTGCTTTAGAGAGGCTGATATGTGGACTGAACTGAAGGCACAGGACAACTTGAAAAGGGTAGCCGAAATCATGGCGTTTATGAATGACCGCTATCAAGTGGACTTGACGGCTACCAAGGTAGCTAACCTCTTGCGGAAGGATGACGCGCACATCTATTATTACAGCGATGGTTCCGAGGAGGTGGTATTGGCAATCTGCTTCAAAGCCCTGCTCGGTGCCCACGCCGTTCTGATGGCTGGTTACACGGGCAATGCGAAGAAGGCGGCGCTTATTCTCGCTGCGAAGGTGGCAACTCTCATTGTCGAGAAGGGACATCCCTTCTACACAACTGTCCCGGTGAAGAATACTCCTTACGGCGATGCCTTCTACCAAAGAATACCGGCGATTACCGGGTCCGTGGGCGGAACGCTCAAAACGCTCGCCGGGCAAAATGGGAACACATACATGTTCCGCGTGGGGCCGATGGATAGCAGCGGACTGGAGGCTCAACTTGCAGGGGTGCTAAGATGATTACAGTTATCACACCGACGCACGAGCCTAGGTGGCTACTCGAAACGGCCGCCTCCCTGATCGCCCAGGAATACCGCGGCGAGTTCGAGTGGCTGGTGGTGCCGAACAGCGGGTGCGAAGTCGTCGCCCTGCCGGGGTTTGCCCGGGTCCTGCCATACCCCGGCCCGGCTGCCAATGTCGGCGCTATCAAGGCTTATGCCTGCCAACATGCGAAGGGTGAGAAGATTGTCGAGCTCGACCATGATGACCTGTTGACCCCGAATGCGCTGCACCGCATAGACGAGGCGCTTGACCAGGCCGACTTCGTGTACAGCGACTTCGCCGAGTTCCGGGACGGTTCTTGGGAACCGTGCACCTACGATGCTGCCTATGGATGGCGCTATCGCGACGAGGTCCACTGTGGTCATGTCGTCAAGGTCGCGGAGGCATTTGACCCTTCCGCACATTCGCTGAGCAGGATAGAGTATGCGCCGAACCACGTGCGGGCCTGGCGCACGGACAGCTATTGGAAGATCGGCGGGCACGATCCCTCCCTGAAGGTGGCCGATGATTACGACTTGGTCTGCCGCTTCTACCTTGGCGGGATCATTAGGCGGATCCCGGAGTGCCTCTATTTATACCGAGTTCACGAGGGCAACTCTTGCAGACTCCGGAATGCGGAGGTGCAGGAGGCCATGCTGGGCCAGCGGGACAGGTATCTCCACCAACTGGTGGAACGATGGGCCGCGCTCAGGGAACTGCCGAAGCTGAACATTTGCTGCGGGAGTGATCAGCCCGCCGGATGGATCAACGTGGACTCGCGGCCAGCCGCGCCTATCCGCGCCGATCTGGAAAAGACCTGGCCCTGGCCCGACAACTCCATCGGCGTCATACGGGCAATGGATGCCCTGGAGCACTTGGCCGACCCGGTCCACACGATGACCGAGATCTATAGAGTCCTGGTGCCGGGTGGATGGCTGCTGACATCCACGCCATCAACCGATGGCAGGGGCGCCTGGCAGGACCCGACTCACCGGTCATTCTGGAACGCGAACTCCTGGTGGTACTGGACATCCAGCCGATATGCAGATTACGTCGGTCACGACGCGGAATTCCAACTGGTCCGGCTGTGGGAGGGATACCCGACCGCCTGGCATGACACCAACAGGATCTGGTATGTCAATGCCGACTTGGTGGCGCTGAAGGGCGACTACCGGGCGCCCGGGTTGGTTGAAATCTGACGGGAAGAGAGACGATGAGGGAAATCAGGACGACGCAACAGCGGCTACTGGTGCTCGGCCGGCCATACCTGCGCGGGCCCAACGGCGAGATGCTGGCGGATCGGAATTGGGAGGCCCACAACCTGGTGCGGGTTGCGCTGCCCGGGCCACTTCCGCTGGCCTGGGACAAGTCCGTCGAGGTTACCACCGTGCGGTTCCACCGCCTCCTCGCCAAGCAGCTGGGAGGCGTATTCGAGGACCTCGATACGAAGGGACTGTGGAAGTTTTTCCAGACCTTCGGCGGCACATATATCGTCCGCAAGGTCCGGGCGCGCAATGCGATCTCGCCGCATACATTCGCTGCTGCTATTGACTTCGATCCCGAAAAGATGCCCTTGGGCAGCGGAGTAAAATGGCCGGCCAACGTGCTCAGCATCTGGCATGCACACGGATTTATCTGCGGCCAGGAATTCAGCGGTCGCAAGGATCCGATGCACTTCGAGGCGGTGAAGTGCTTCGGCGGAGATGACTGAGATGCCCGTGATCCGTTGGTTGGACAAGGTATGGCGGCGCAACAAGCGGACGCGGGATGCGATCGAGGCGGTGGTGGCCCCCATGTTGGCAGAGGCTTTTGCGGGTCAGATACGCGATGCCGTGGGCCGGCACGGTGGGGACAGTCTTCCTGCTGAGGTCAAGGATTCGATCACGGCCGAGGTCATGGGCCTGATAAATAAAGCCTTGAAAGCAGGCAAGTGAGAGGAAGCGACCGCCCGCCTACGGAATCTCCTACCGGCCATGTTGCAGGGCAGCGGAAAAGGAGCTGTCCGTGAACCTCTTCAAGGTATTGCTGAACTGGGCGAAGATAGCCGCCGGCCTTGCCGCGGCTATCCCACTGCTCGAGGAACTGGCGGTCAATGACTATGAGACCGCCGGTACGCTCATCCTCTCCTACGGCGACGTAGAGGACTTGGTCGCCGACATCCCCCCTGAACTGAAGCCGTACATCGAGCCGCTGCTTCCCAAACTGGCGGCACGGTTCGCTGAGAAACTCGACAAGCTCATCCCCGAGGAAGCGCTGCTGAAACTCCTGCCCCACTAGCCCGGACTGGATGCGATAGGACGGCGGCGACCTCCTCGGCCGGCCCCATTGCAGGCCCCGTAGCCAGCGGCGCGGCACGGGGCCTGCCCCTTTCCGGCACGAGCAAGCCGGCCTGAGCCCCAATCAGCCGGGCTCCGCTCCTTCATGAGCCGTGGCGGATAAACGGACAAGGCCAGGCCAGGGCCGCGGGCGTGCGTGGAAACGGCTCTTACGACGGATACCTATTGACAGCGCCACCCTGCCGCCGGCCCGAAGGCCCTCCCCACGGTCAGGTCCTCGGCCGCAAAATATGCTGCCGACACAGCCAGATACCTCTTGACAAGGGGCGAATCTGTGGTATCATGTAAACAGTTGGAACGACGGAGGCGGCGAGGTGACTATCATCAGGCTCAGGATCGAAGGCACGGCACCGCTGATGCAACGCAGATTCCCGACGGGGCAGCACCACCCAGATGGCCCCGCCGTGGCGGCCGATCCCATATCCGAAGTCGAGGCCGCCCTTTACCGGGAAGAAGACGGGGTGATCTATCAGCCGGCGGTCCACATAGAGAGGGCGCTGGACGAGGCAGCGGCACAACTGGGGCTCCCGACCCGGGGCGCCCTCTTCGTGCAGCCGGACCGGATCCGGCACGAGGAACAGAGATATGTCGTTGACGGCAGGCCGGTCGTGGAGGACGGTGTCCGACTGATGCGCCACCGGGCGCGCTTCGACGCCTGGGCGCTATGCTTCGAGATCGTCATCCTCAACGGCCGGCTGAGGGAGGATACCCTGAGGGCCCTCGTGGACCAGGCCGGGCGCTACGTAGGGATAGGGGAGCACCGGCCTCGCTGCGGTCGGTTCGTGGTGACAACCTGGGAGATTACCCGAACAGGGCAAGCCTCGGGGGACCGCCGATCGGGGGATGCGGCCTTGGCCGGGGGAAAAATATCGGCTCGCCCCTCTTGACAACCAGAGACAATTCTTGTATGAGAGAGTCCCGGAGGCAGCGCTGGGATGGAGACGCGGTGATGAGGAAGCAGAAGTCGGCGACCAAGCAGAAAGCGGCGAACCCGGCGATCAAACCGAAGGCCGCCAGGCGCCCCTATATCCGGTCGGAGAAGTACCGGAAGATCGAGGCGGCGTACGGCGCGGAGCCCACCGACATCGTCCGGGCGCATCTGAGGGAGGGTCTCTCTGTGACGAAGTCGGCGGCCAGGATTCTGCGCGAGACCAAGATCAGTGTGAATCGCGCGACCCTGTATGCCTGGCTTGGCAAGGATGCGGTCCCCGGCCGGCCCTTGCTGGAGCCGGTGGCCGCAGCGGCGAAGTGACGGAGGACAGATGGGCCAAGTGGCCACGATAGCAGGGCGGGACCTCGAGCGAGGGGGCGCGGCCGTTCTATTCTCCCGCGCCCTATTCCTCGAGCGGATAGGGGATGGCGAGCGAACCGCGGAACTTGGGACCACGAGGTCGCCGGTTCAAGTCCGGCCGCCCCGACCAGAGTCCCTAAGCACTGATCGGGCCAGCATTTCCCCCGATTCTCCCCTTTTCCGCCTCCTCACTCGCCTTCCGGCCAGTCGAACGCTCGCATATCCGGCCTATGGAATAGGATTCTATGAGGATCGCGGCAACGAAACGCGCGCAAAGTGCGCACCTTGGGGAGATGGTGACATGTGCGGTCTGCAACACGTTGGCCCGTTCCTCCGTGTGGACAAAGCCGAGGGCAAGGCTCCATCCACGCTTCGCAACCACTACCGCGCTCTTCAGCGGCTGAACACTTGGCTGCTGGGGTTGGGATTGACTGATGGGCAGATCAGTGCGAGCCACCTGGCGGCCTACATCAACGGCTTGCGAGAGCGCTACCCGCCAGACCAGATCAACAATGAAGTGTCGGCCTTGCGGCTCTATTTCCGGTGGCTGTTCGAGGCGCAGGCCCGCCCGGACAATCCGGCGGCGGGCCTCCGATTCCTGCGGGCCGATCCAAAGCCGGTCGAGAGCCTGACGCCTCAAGAGGTCCGCAGGCTTCTTTCGTTCCTTGCCCGGGCGCGGGAACTGCGCTTCGGCACCTACCGGACGGCGGTACTGACGATCTGCCTGATCGATACGGGGCTGCGCTTGGGCGAGGCCCTCCGCCTGTGCTGCGCCGACTTGGACATCATAGAGGGGCGGGTCCACGTGATCGCTACGAAGACCCGCACGACCCGGTGGGTGCCGGTCTCGCCGACGCTGCGCCGGCACCTGGGCGGTTATCTGCGGCGACGGGCTGCGCATCTCGAGCAGCATAGGCTGGCCGACTGCGGCATTCTTTTCATCGGCGAGCACGGGGGACCCTGGACGGTCGCCAATGCCGAGCGATCATGCCGCACAGTCGGCCGGCTCGCCGGCCTCAGCCGCCGCGTCTATCCGCACCTTTACCGGCACACGTTCGCCACCCTTTCCCTGCTGGCCGGCGCGCCGCTCAGCGCCGTGATGTTGCTGGGTGGCTGGCGGAAGCTGGCGACGGTGCAGCGCTACACACACATGTCGGCGCAGCAACTGGCCGACGTGCAGGCGGCAACCAGTCCTTTGGGGCAGGCTATCCGCCTGCAATTTGTACTGCCAGAGGAGAAGACCACTACACTGGTGCTGAGATCGAGCAAGAGGGCGAAAGCCCGCCCGAGCTGGGAGCTAGGCGGGCCATCGCAAACCCGGATAGGGCAACGGGATTATACCCCGGTCCGGGTCGGCAGTCAAGCGCAGATTCGAGATCCGTCCGCCACCAGGCGGAAAGGGAGGACGAGATGACTGAAAAGCCTAGCAAACCGGCCGGGGTGACTCTACCGGTCAAATTGAATCAGGCCGTGCAGACCCTGGACCTGACTCCGGTCGCCGACAAAGTGAATCTGCTCGGCCCGCGGGGAGTTGTCCACGCTGGCACCGGCCTGCGGCTCTGGGCAACGATGGTAACACTATCCCCGATCCCCGATGACGAGGACGTATATCCGGCTATCGGTCGCCCGGGGAAACTCTCTCTCTCCAAGAAGGGTCTACTGACCCTGTCTTCGTATCGCGGAGTGGTCTGGAGCGAGGCTCACTCACACGCGCTCAGCGACGCGCCGCCGTGCCAGGCCTGCGTGGAAGTGGCAATTCGGTTGGGCCGACAGGAGCCCCTCTGCTCGCACAACGTAGGTTTCAAGGCCGTGGCGGCCTGGCTGAGCCCGGCGGGCAACTGGGAGGTCCACTACGGGACCAAATACTGGCTGTGGGACGAGGAGTTGGCTGAGGTCCAGCGCGTCTACCGCAAACAGATCGCCGAGGGGAAACTGAACGAGGCCCACTTCGATCAGCGAGTCGAGGAGGAGTTTCGGAAGCGTTTCCGCGATCGGTTGGCGCAAGTGGATACGAAGGCCAAGTTGCGAGTGGTCCGCGAGTTGGGGATAAAGGCCGCCTACACCGCAGCGGAACTGGCCCGGCCATTCCTTTGTGTGCGAGTCGAGCCGGATACATCGCCGGAGGAGGTTCGGCGCCGCGGAATGGCGAGCGCGTCGGAGATCTTCGGTGCGAGCCTCACCAGTCTGCCGGCGCTGCCGGGTGTGGACTTCGCGCGGGCGACGGAGAGCCGGGCCCCCGATGAGGAAGACGAGAATGGCGGCGATGCCGGTCAACCGGAACACGCGGCCCCTCTCTCCGCTGAGGCCGCCCCAGGACCGGCGCCGCCCGAGCAGCCGGAATTGCCGGCGGAGGGCGGCGAGGCCGTCGTGTGCGAATGCGGCTGCGGCGAGGTCCTGCCGGATAATATCGTCGCCTACTGCCAGAGCGCCAAGGGTCGCAAGGAGTTCGGCGGCAAGAACCTGTGCTGGGCGAGCCAGGGCCGGATGCGCGCGGGCGTGAAGGGTGGCTCGGCATGAGCAAGGCATGGTATTGCTCCGCGGGGATTTTGGCCGGTTGCATTTGGGGAGCGCTTCTGTCTAGGCAATTTGGCGACAGGGACGTCGAGTTGGCGGTGGCGACCATCGGCCTGCTCTTCGCGGTGTGGAGTGTCGCCGCGTGGTTCGGGGAGCGGGCCGGGAGGAGGGACAGGCGGTGAGGATCGCATTTTCGGGCGATTGGCATTTGGGCGCGCAGGGCAGCCGCCTCCATCCCGAGACCGGACTCAATGCGCGGTTAGTGGACCGCGCGCGTTGCGCGCGCTTTGTCGTCAAAGAGGCGGTGGGGCACGGGGCGGAGATCCTCCTGCATGGCGGCGATGTCTTCGACGGGTGCCGCCCCAGCCCCAGCGAGGTCCACCTGGCGCGAGATATCATCAGTATGGCGACCAACTCGCGCATCCCGACTCTGCTCCTGCTGGGCAACCATGATGCCCCGCGATCGCCGGCAGAGAAACACGCGCTCGACCTCGTTGGCGATATGGGGCGGGTCACCATCGTTGATTGGCCCCGCCTGCTCTATTTCCACGAGGTTCAGACTGAGCAGGGAGACTCGGCGCTCGAATGCAAGGCGGACCAGGCCGATCTGCAGATTGCTTGTCTCCCTTGGCCTAACAAACAGTTACTGCTGGCCGATGAGGAACACCGGCGGCTGAGCCCGGGCGATCTCAATCAGGTCGTCTGCGACAAGATGGTGGACATCGCGCGGGGTCTCGCGGCCTCGCGGCTCCCCGGAGTGCCGTCCATTCTGCTCGGGCATTTCTCCCTCGACATGGCCGAGGCCGGAGGGATGAGCCGGCTCATGGCTCTGGGAGGGGATTGGACGCTCCCGCTGCCGGAGATCCAGGCCTTGAACTTCGACATGGTATTGCTGGCGCATATCCACAAGCCGCAGGCATGGGGCAGCGACGGCACCGGCGGCCGGCCCGTCATCTACTGCGGCTCGCCCGAGGCGATGGGATTCGGCGAGGAGGGTGAGGAGAAATCCTTCTGCCTGCTGGAGATCGCGGGCGCGGGAGCGGCGGCCAATGTCGCCTTCGCGCGCGTCCCGACTCCTCACACCCGGTTCGTGACGATTGAGATCAAGGCACCGCCAGTCGAACTTTTCACCGAGGAGATCGGAGGCGCATGCATCCGCGTCCGCCTGGCCGAGGCGATGGCACACGAGGCGGGAGCGATCGCCAAGACACTGCAGGAGGCTGGAGCCAATGAGGTGCGGATCGAAGTGGTGCGCGCGGAAGCCGGCCTGCATCGGGCCAGCCAGGTATCTGAGCAGATGGCCGCCGCGGAGGCGATCGAGGCGTGGCTTAAAGAACGGCCGGACCTCGAACCACTGACGGCGGACGTGCTGGCGGAAGCCCAGGCCGTCGAGACCGCGCTCGGGAAGGGCGGTGGATCATGACGCCCCGGAGGTTGGTGATCTTCAACTTTCTGAGTTACGAGGGAGACCACGCGATCGAGCTTGAGGGCATCAATCTGGCCGTCCTCAGCGGCCAGAACGGGGCGGGCAAATCGAGTTTGATTGATGGGGTGCGGTTTGCGCTGTTCGGATACGCGCGAGCCGACCTCGACGGCATGATCACGCAAGGCGAGCAGGCCTGTCGGGTAGAGTTCACCTTCGCCCTGGGCAATGAGATTTACATGGTCTCTCGCCAGCGGAACCGTAAGGGCGGGGGCACCACCCTACTGTCATTTCAACTCCTCGATCCCGCCGGCGCTATAGTGCTCGATGGGAAGACGGCGACGGAGACCCAGGCCAAGATCGAGGGCGTCCTGGGCATGAATGATGAGCTGTTCTGCACCACGGCATGTGCGAACCAGGGGAACGCGGCCGCATTCAGCCAATCGAAGCCAGCCGAGCGCAAGCAGGTCCTCGCCGAAATCCTGAACCTAGAGGCGTGGGAACGGCGGGCCGAACGTGGCCGCCAGATCCACCGTGATCTGACCAATCAGACAGAGGCCGGCCGGGCGCGGCTTTCAGAACTGCTCGAGCAAGCGAATCAGATCGAAATCATCGCCGCCGAGATCGCGCGGCTGCTGGCAGACCAGCGGCAGCGCGAGGAGGCTATCGCCGCAAAGGAATCAGAACTCGCCGAAGCACAGGAGGCGCGGGCGAACATTCTCCGCGACCAAGAAGCCGACCGCGCCCGGCGGGCCGATCTGGCGGACGTAGAGAAGCGGCTCGCGACTCTCGACAAGGCGATCGCCGAGGCCGAAAGCCGGGCGAAGGGACTGCGGCAGGCCGCCGCCAGCAAGCCAAAACTCCTCGCGGAGTTGCGCCTGGCCGAAGAAGCGCAGACCGCCGCCCAGGAGATGGAGGCCAAGCGGCAGGAATCGATCGAATTGAAGCATGAGGCCGATCTGGCACAGCAGAGATATGATGCCATGGTCCAGCAGCACAGAGTGGCTGTGGCGGCTGCAAACGAACGCATCACGCGGCTGCGGACAATGCACGAGCATGAGATCAGAGCTGCGGAGGACCGAATTGTGCTCTTGACAAAGCAGGCCGAGGTCCTCGATCGGGTGCCGTGTACGAGACTGCCGGATATAGGCATAGGCGAGGATGGCGCTGCTGCAGTTGAGGCCATTGCCGACCACTTCATGGAGACGCCGTGCCCGCTACTGGCCCAGGCCCGCACCGCGTCGGAGGATCTGCCCGCCCTCAAAAACGACCTGAAGACCCTTCGGGAGCGGCAGTCCTGGGCCCAGGATGAGGCCGATCTCAAGGTGCTGGTCGGCGAACAACCAGGCGCGAAAGAGAACGCAGCTCTCGCCGAGATCCTCCGCCGGATGAAAGCACTTGGCTATGATTCGCAGGCCCACAATGAACTAAAGGCCAAGGGGGCTGGCGCTGTGAAGGTGCGGGATGCACTCAGCGGGGCTGAGCGTGCGGAGGCGCAAGCCCTTGAGGTCGAGACCGGCCTGGCCGGCCGGAAGGTCGAGCGGGACGATCTCGACGCAACCCGGGGCATCCTGGCGCAAGAGTTGGGCGCACCCCGGCAGTGGGATGCGCTACTGGCGGCGGCCGGCAGGCAAATCGAGGCCGTCCAGACGGCCCTCGGCGGGTTCCAGCAATCCCTGCGCATACTCGAGCAGCAGCGCGGCGGGTCGGACTTGCAATTGAGGCAGGCCAAGCGGGCAAAGGAAGACGCGAAGAAGCTCGCGGACGAGTTGTCCGGATCGGAGCGGCGATTGCTGGCCCTCAAAATCCTGGTCGAGGCTTGCAGCAAAGCCGGAGTGCCAGCATTGCTCATCGAGCGGGCGGTCCCGGACCTCGAGGCCGCCGCAAATGGGGTCCTGGAGGTGCTCAGCGATGGCCAGATGAGCCTGCGCCTGGAGACCTTGCGCGAGACCCAGGAGGGCAGGCTCAAGGAGACACTCGAGCTGATGATCGCCACCCAGCGGGGCGAGCGACCATACGAAAGTTACAGCGGGGGAGAGGCCATGCGCGTGGACATGGCCATCCGCATCGGGCTTTCGACATTGCTGGCGCACAGGGCAGGGGCGCGCTGCGAGCTGCTGGTTCTCGACGAGACGGCAGCCCCCCTGGATGCTGAGGGGCGAGCGCTTTTCGCCGAGGGTCTGCAGCGCATCGCCGGCCGGTTCGGATGCATCCTGGTCGTGACCCACGTGGAGGAATTCAAAGACCTGTTCCCATGCCGCATCGAGGTCACGAAGGACGAGGCTGGCAGCCACGCGGAGGTAATAGCGGCATGATCACCGTGATCTGCAAGAGGATTGCGGACCTACCTCAGGCCTCAGTGGCCTCGGGCAGGGAAACTTGTGCGCGGTGCGGCGCACCGGTCTCGGTTCACAATGTGCTGACCCACGATCGCGCGGTCTGCGACCACTGCGCCCCGCATGTCCTACCGCTGGGGGCGAAGACAATCTCGCCACCCGAGCAGCAGGCAGAACTGACCAGGCACGGCTTAACCAACCGAGAAGTGCACAGGCTGCTAGGGCGTTATCGCAGAGACATTGAGGCCGCGATCAGGAGGCGGAATTGATGGCCACCCTGGAACCGATCTGCGCCAAGTGCCGGCGGACGATGGTCTGCGTGAAGAACAACTTCCTGGTCGCCGATCCTGAAAGCGGACCTTTCCCGAGCACTTTCTGGTATGGCGACAAGTGGGAGTGCCCGGACTGCGGCGCCGAGATTGTCGTTGGTTTCGGCGGGCCGCTGTCGCGTCCCACGTTGGAGCCGGACGAGCAGCCGCTGGTCTTTGAGTACAAAGGCAGAGAAGCATGATCGCGGAGTGCGAGGAGCTGGCAAGTCAGTTGAGCCGCGGGAAGTGACCAAGCAGGCCTGCTGGTGGATGAGGACCATCGGCTACGACGAGTATGAATGCGAACTATCCGGCGTGAGTGTAGATGAGGACTGTGGGGCGAGCGGCGAGGGCACCTGCATACCCAGGATCGCGCTTCACCGGCGGCGCGGGATGCCGACGACCCCTATCTCAGGGAGGATGATGGAGATGGCAGTTGAGCAGACAGAAGCCAAGATCGCAGAGAAAGTGGAGATCGGCGCGTTGCCGATCGAGGCGGCAGCCGATCGAGAGATCGAGGCCCTGGTTGCCAAGGGGCGCGCGGAATTGATAGCCAGGAAACGCTGGCGCCGCAGGGTCCCGATCCTGCAGCGGAAGCGCGATGCCTTGCTGAGCAAAATCGCGGCGCTAACACAGGACGCGGAGGCGATGAACCAGTCCATCCAGGCCATCAAGGACGGCAAGGGCCTGGCGGCCGGCCCTGGCCCCCTGCCTGGGCGCCCGGGCGGGAGCATGAGCCCGGAGAGGCGCGCAAAGATCAGCGCCGGGCGCCGCCGCGCCCTGGCGCGCAAGAAACGAGAGGCGAAAGAACAGTGACCATTGGCGGGCGGTGGAGTCATGAGTGCGCTTCTCAGGATTGGGAGCGCTTCGCTCAGGAGGCTTTCTCCCCCCTTCGGCCTCCTCCGGTCCGGCGGGTCCACCACGGCGCGGCAGACGCCAGGCTCTGCCGGCCGGCCCGCCCGCCTTTATCTCACGATTTCAAGGAGGTCTTTATGAGGGCTGCTATAGCATCTGATGTGAAGGCTGAGTTTCTTACGCTGCCGCTGGCCGCTCTGCAGGAATCGCCCACGAACCCGAGGAGCCACGTGGACCAGGCGGCGCTCAAGGAATTGATCGAGAGCATCAAAGCCCAGGGCGTACTCGTCCCTCTGCTGGTGCGGGCCACGGACAGAGTGGGGCTCCAGAAGGACGGCCGCGATGGCCGGTTGTATGAAGTTGTCTGCGGCTCGCGCCGCCACACCGCTGCAAAGGCGGTGGGACTCGAGGGGGTCCCGGTCCGCGTCTGCAATTTCACCGACGAGCAGGTGATGGAAGTGCAGATTATCGAGAACCTGCAGCGGCAGGACGTCCACCCGCTCGACGAAGCCCAGGGCTACTTGCGCCTGATGAAAAGCGGCCGGTACGATGCGACCGGCCTGGCGGCGAAGGTCGGGCGATCGGAGACCTACATCCATCGGCGTCTGAAACTCTGTGCGCTGATCGAGCCGGCGCAGAAGGCGCTCTGGGCAGATAAGATCAATGTCGCCCAGGCCGAGTTGATCGCCCGGTTGCAGGCCGGCGATCAGAAGAAGGTCCTCGACTTCGCGACCACGCGGACCAACTGCACCACTGCGGTACTGGAGCAATGGATTGCCTCGAATGTGCTCCTGCGCCTGCGCGAGGCGCCGTTTGACAAGGCGGATGGCGGCTCCCCCGGTGCGAAGCCCGGGGCGTGCAACGAATGTCCGAAAAGAACGAGCGCGGCGCCCCTACTTTTCCCCGAGGTGGGGCGCGATGATCGCTGCACCGACCCGGGCTGCTGGCAGGCGAAGATCGAGGCGCACATCGGCAGGATCACCAGCGAGGACGACGCCGGCAGGCCCAAGGTCCTGCGGCTCTCCGGAGACTACGAGTATGCCAAGCAGACGCCGGATGGGGTTCTCGGCAACGATAAGTGGCGGGTAATTTCGCGCAAGGCCGATGCCTGCGAGCACGCCACGAAGGGCATCATCGTCAAGGGCTACAACCTGGGCAAGCTGATCACTGTCTGCGCCGAGCCGACCTGCAAGGTTCACCACCGCGGGGGCGGCGGGTATCAGCGCAGCCCGGCGGAACTCGCGGCCGAGAAGAAACGCAAATTACAGACGCGGATTGACGCGGAGGTGGAGAACCGGATTCGCGCGGCCATCGCCGAGAATGCGGGCGACCGGATGACGGTTCAGCACATCCTCCTGTGGGGTCAGAGTATCGCGGCGGGTCTGCCCTACGACGCGGCAAAGCGGTTGTGCGAACGCCACGAACTCAAACCGTTGAAGACGAAATGGGGTGGCGCCGACCACGGTGGCGCTCTGGCGAACCGGCTGGATGCGTTGCATGAGAAACTGCCGAGCGCCGTGACCGAGATGGCGCTCGCGACGATGAGCGCCGACCACTTGAGAGAGGCCGCGGCGGAATGGGACATCGAGCCTGCCGAGATCCGCAACGCCGTTACCGCGGAACTGACTCCCAAGCCGAAACCGGAAGCCAAGGCGAAAGCGAAGTCGAAAAGCAGGGGCTGGGGCGCATCCGCCCCGGAATCTGCCCGGTCACGGCAGCGGACAAAGAAGAAGGCCAAAGCCGAGCCCGCATGCGTCAAGTGCGGCTGCACGGAAGCCAATGCCTGCATGGACGTGAGGACTGGGGCGCCCTGTGGTTGGGTGCCGGCAGATCAAATCCCCGAAGGGATGGAAGGCCCTCTATGTTCGGCCTGCCTGGTGGCGGCGCGAGAGCGAACAAAGCGCGATCGGAAGAAGCCGAAACCGAAGGCGAAACCGACCTGGGAATGGCCAGCCGGCAAAGCGACCGCCAAGTCCGCCCGCAAGAAAGCGGGAAAGAAACAGGCAGCGCCGGCGCCCGACAATGGCGACAACCGAGGCTCGACAGAGCCCGGAAAGGAGCGATAGGAAATGGCCATGGAGGTTGTGTTTTCAGCGAAGGTGCACGATGTGAATATCAAGGTCGTAGATGTGGGCAAGGATGCATTGCCCACCCTTGCCGTGAACCTGGTCAACCGGGGCAGCGAATGTATCACCGATGCCCAGGACCTGCTGAACCTGCTCGGCAAGCGCGTAATCGTGACCCTGGTCCAGGAGCAGGGCGACCTGCCGTTCGACCAGGGCGGCGGCGAGGCGCAGGCGGAGATCCCCGCTGCTGCCGGGTCCGAGGAAGGCAACCCCGATTGATGACCAGGCCGATTCCCAAATGCCGGTTCTGCGGCAAGGACCTGCGGCGCAGCAAGCGGCGCATTATCATCGAGGAGGGGCAGCGCGGAGAACGGGTCCGGTGGGCTTGCTGCGGTAGCGCCAAATGCCTCGATGAGTTTGCCTCTTGCGGCCGGATCCCGGGCATGCCGGGGTTCGGCATCCTGGTCCTTGGCGCAACCAAGGATGCGGCCGCGGCCAGGAGGCGCAGATGAGCGCCGGCGTCATGGATCTGGAGATCGTCCAGGCCGATGGCGCGACCTGGTTCGAGTTCACCTGGCTGGGGCGCGGCGACGAGTGGCGCGAGGCCCTGGATCTGCTGAAGCAGTGGATCCCGCCAGCAGCCAGGTCGTTCGATCCGGAGACCAGGCGATGGCGAGTCCGCGGCGATTACGAGCCCGGGCTCTGCCAGATCTTCGGCAACTTCGCGGCGGCGCTGGATGCAGTGCGCAGCCAACTGAATCTGTTCGGCGGAGGGGCATCATGAGCAAATGGATCGCGGCGAGATGGGAGGGGATCGTATTCGGCGGCGCGGGCATCATCGCCATGGCCTACGTCTTCGGCTATGTGCTGTGGCAATTCCTGAACTTCATCTGGGGCCCGGGCCCCGCATGGGCAGTGACCCTGGGCGTCTGGATCGGCCCGGCCGCCGGATTCGTCGTTGGGCGATATCCGCTCCGCGGTTGCCCCGGATGCAAATCGCGCGAGGCGGTGATGCGGATGCTGTACCTGAGATTACACGATGATCCCGTGCGGGAGGTGACGAAAGTGACATAGGCACAACCCCAGAGATACAAGACCAATCCCCGGCACGATAATGATGGACCGTCGACGCGCGAGAGGATGCAATCATGGCAAAACGGGGCGGATGGTTCCGCATGTACTCCGAGATTCTGTCGGACGCGAAGATCGCGAGGCTCCGCGATCTCGAATTTCGGGTCTGGGTCTGCGCCCTCGCTTTCTGCAACCAGTCCCCCGCGCGTCTCCGCCGTGGAGGCTTCCTCTACCACTCGCCGGGGTTCCCCGTAACCGCCGAGGACTTCGCGCGCATTCTGCACAAGCCGCTCTCGAAAATCACAAAGGCCCTCGATGGATTGTCCAAGGTCGGCGGCGATTCGCCGCTGCTCGCATGCAAGAAGGGAGTCTATCAAATCCCGTCTTGGCGGAAACGCCAAGACCTGCAGGCCCAGGGTGAGCTTGCCGAGGAGCAAGATGGAGAGGGCAACGAGGACCCGGAAAAGTGCCGTGCCGGTGACAAATCCGTGACGGAACCGTGCCAGTCTGGTGACAGCCTGGTGACAGAAACGGCCAGGTCTCTCGCGCGCGCGCGCGTTGAAGACTTAGACTTAGACAGAGACAAAGGAAGCAGCCGGCCACAGCCGCCTGCCGCAGGGCCTGCTCCGCAGCAATGCTCCTGGTGCGGCAACCCGATGGACCCCGCAGACGAGGCGAAGCCAGGGGCCCAGCGCCTCATGCAGGTCTACCACGACGCCTGGCGGCGGCGCTATGGCGAATGCCCGGTCATCGAGCCAGTGGACTTCAAGCTTGCAAAAGGACTCCTCAGACGCGGGCAATTCGAGCAGGTGAGAGCCGTGGTGAAGCACGGACTGGACTCGGAGGATGGGTTCCTGCTCAAGACGGCCCATACATTCCGGGTCCTGGCTAGCCAGTTCGTCGGCATTCAGCAAGCCTTCAAAAAGGGGATGCCCTACGGCTCGCGTGCCCAAGGGAGCGAAGCGGCAGGGGCAGGGGCAGCGGCAGGAGCTGAATTGGAGGGACGGGCGGATGTCGAGCGGGCACGCGGCTGGCGAAAGCGGCGGCTGCTGGAGCAAACCGAAACAAAAGCCGCAAAGGCCGGGCTCCCCGTCGATCCTACAGGGCTAGTGAAGCCGTTGTGATTACGCATGGCATGGCGAGGCATGGGAAGAGAGTCCAACAGGGAGGCCATAAGCCATGTCCGAGCCTTTTCAGATCCAGATCAGCGACACCCAGGCGATCGCGGTCCTGGAGTGCATCCTCATCGCGGTCCGCCGGTCGGAGAACCGCGGGCCATGCGCATCGTTGGCCAAGGAGTGGGCCGGCGGTCTGGCCAGGACGCTATTCGAGCGCAAGGTCATCCCACAGGGCACCGCCGACGAGTGGCGGCGCGAGTTGCTGGGGGAGGGCGCGGCGTGACGCCGCGCGGATATGAATCATGAGACGAATCGTATCGCCAATCACACCGTTCAAGCCTTACATCGTGCGCCGGCATACCGCGCTCGGCGGCTGCCAGGTGCTGTTTCCACTGGCGCTGCTGGACAAGTTAGTCTACTCGGCGTTGGGCGTGGCGCTCGCCCGGCTGGACCAGGAACACTGCAGGGGTAACCTGGCTTTCGGCATGGACGAACTGATGCGCGAAGTGACCCAGAAACTTGAAAACCTGGAGAAGCGATGACCCGGATTGAGATCGGCACGTCGGTCGCCAGCGGCAAGGCGGTGATGCTGGATCTGCAGACGCTGGTGGCGACGCGGCTGCTCATCCAGGCGAACTCTGGCGGGGGCAAATCATACACGGTCCGGCGGATCGTCGAGCAGGCAGACGGCAAGATCCAGATTCTCATCATTGACCCGGAGGGCGAGTTCTCCAGCCTGCGCGAGAAGTTCGCCTATGTGGTGGCCGGCAAGGGCGGCGACGTGGCGACCGAGCCGCGCATCGCCGCCCTCCTGGCCCAACGGCTACTCGACCTGAGAGCGAATGCGGTGCTCGATCTCTACGAGATGCGGCGCATGGCCGACCGGCGCGAGTTCGTGAAACTGTTCCTCGACGGGCTGATCAATAGCCCGAAGAACCTCTGGCACCCGGTCCTGGTGGTGATAGACGAATCACACGTGTACTGCCCCGAAGGCAAAGAATCCGAATCGAGCGATGCCGTCATCAGCCTCTGCCAACGGGGGCGCAAGCGCGGGTTCTGCGCCGTGCTGGCCACCCAGCGGCTTGCCAGTCTGAGCAAGGACGCGGCTGCGCAGTGCGGGAACGTGCTGATCGGCCCGACGACCCTGGACATTGACTGCAAACGGGCGGTGCAAGCCCTGGGCCTGTCGCGCGAGAAGCAGGCCGAGATGATCCGCCAGATGATGCGGCTGGATCCGGGGCAGTTTTTCTGCCTCGGTCGCGCCGTCTCGAACGAGATCACTCTCACCAAGATCGGCGGCGTGCAGACGCACCATCCGGAGGTTGCGATCGCGGGGAAGGTGGCCTTGGGCCCGCCCCCGCCGCCGGAGCGCGTGAAAGCCATGCTCCCGAAGCTCGGCGACCTGCCGAAAGAAGCCGATGAGGAAGCCGGCAGCGTCGCCGCCTTGCAGAGACGGGTCCGGGAACTGACGCACGAGCTCGCGGGGGCGAAGCGGGCGCCGGCAGCGCGCACGGCTGATCGAGCGGCGACGGAGGGAGCGCATACGGCCGAGCAGGTCAAACGCGCGGTGGAAGCGGCCCGCCGCGACTACGACCGGCAATTTATCGCGTTTACGCAACGCGTAAACTTTGACGTGCGGAAGATGCAGACAGCGCTGCGAAAGGTCGCGGAGATCGCCTCCGCAGCGACTGGCATTGAATTGCCTGTGGCCGCTGCCACATCGCCCCTCCCCGCGCATCGGGACTTGCCGGCCCTTCGCCCTGCGCCGCTGCCGGCACCTCGGCCGGCCCGCGAAAAGGAATTGACGAATTTGTCAAATCGTCAATCGGACGATGCAGACCCGGAATCGCTCGGCAAGGGCGCTCTGAAAATGCTCAAAGTCCTGGCGCAGGGCTCGCCAATCCGGCTGAGCCGCAGCCAACTGGGAACACTGGCGGGCTACACCGCCAGCGGAGGCACGTTCGGAAATTACTTCAGCCAACTGCGCAGGGCCGCTTTGATCGCGGAAGATGCCCAGGGCGTCTTCGCAACGGAGGAGGGCATCGAGCGGGCGGGCGCGGTTCCGCCCGCGCCGGAGACGCACGAGGAGATCGTGGCTATGTGGCGCGCCAATCTGCCGGCGGGCCCCATGAAGATGCTGGATATTCTGCTCAAGTGCTGGCCGGATTGGCTGACCAGGGAAGAACTGGGCGGGAGCTCGGGTTACACCGCCAGCGGCGGGACATTTGGGAACTACCTCTCGATACTACGCCGGAACGGTTTGGTGGAGATCTCCGGCGGTGATCTGCGCGCGGCAGAGGCATTATTCCCATGACCATGCGATATCCGCAAGGCGCCGTGGTGGCAAGGTGCCCGCTGTGCGAGAAGCCGGTCGCATCCTTCATCGACCCCGGCGGCAGCCTCACTGTGCTGGTCAGGTTGCCGACGCCCGAGGGCCTGGTGGTCTCTTGGATTCACTGGGACTGCCTAGCGACGGCAGCGCCGTATCTCTACCGGCTTCTATACGATCCGCAAGCAGCGGCCATGGCCAAGATCGCTGAGGCGCGGGTTGCGCAGGGTCGGCCGGCCGATGTGAGGTTGAATTGATGAGGGCGCTTGGCATAGATCTCGGGCGCCCGGGCGGACTCGCCCTGCTGTCGGATGACCAGCGGGGCAAGCCGCGATGCCTGGCGATGATCGAAGTGCCGCGGCGGATCAGCGACCTCGATTATCAGAAACTGATGCACTGGTTCATGAAGGCACACAAGCCGGATGTCATCGCGGCTGAACGTCCGGGGCATTGGGGCCGGGCGGTCATCGGGATGAGCCAGTCGCGTGACGACGCTCTGGCCACCGCCGCGGCCCAAGCCCTGCAGATTCCCTACCGGCATTTCGAGCCGCATCACATCAAGGCGATGGTCGCTGCCGATGGCCACGCGAGCAAACGAGCAGTGAAGGATGCGATCCGGGACCTGGTGCAGATCGAGGATAGCAACGAACATATAAGCGATGCCGCGGCGATCGCACTCGTGGCACTGAAGGGCCCGCCGGCGGGGAACAGGGCGGCCACCAGGCCGAAAGCCCAACCCGCGGGCACGTGGCGCGAAAAACCAGGCAACCCGCAGGGACGGCGCAGGCCGAAGTGAGCGAACTTAGGGAGGACGCAAGAGGCGGCTTCGGCCGCCGCAAAATAATGCCCGAGAGGGCGCAAGAGAGGAGCAGTAATGAGAAGCAAGTGGCAGCAACGAGCAGCAACCATGATGGCAACAGCGGTATTGGCGCTGGCAGTCCTCGCCGGGCCCGCCGGCCTTGAGGCGCAGGCTGCGACAACCACGGAGCCGGGCGTGACGGCAGCGGTGGGTCTCTCGCCAGCGACTGCGAGCGCACCCGGAACGGTGACGACAACCCGTACGGTGACCCTGACGAATGCGAACCTTGATGCGACGACGACTAGCACCTTCAATCTGGGCATCAAGGTAGGAGTTACGCCCACGGGAGTGCCTGTCCCGGTGGACGCCATCTTCATAAGCACAGTCACGGTGCTGGGCGCGAGGAACGGGCGGCTTCTGACGATGTTGGTGCCCACGGGGACCGTATTCGTCCTGGCCAGTCTGAAACTGAATGGCGTGGCGCAGGCGGACCCGACAATCAGCGCGGGATCGTACACAGTGACCCTGAATCTGCCGGCGGCAGCGAATGCTTCCACGCCGTCGGTGACGACAGTTCTGGATAAGGTGCAGGTTACTACGCCAAACCCTTAATAACGTCGGCCCGTTATATGACCTTCTGGACGCGGGCCGACTGGCGACTCGAGGGCACGCCGCAGGCAATGTGGACGATGGATGTAGTGGGCATAGTAGAATGATGTGCCGGCGATGGAAGGGATTCGAGGCTCTCCCCGCATATTTTGGCGGGAAGAGGCGGCTCTGCGGCAGCATCTTCCGGCAGATCGCGCGCGCATATCCACGCGAGACCTGGCGGCGCCTGCGTTTCGTGGATCCATTCCTCGGGGGCGGGAGCGTCAGCCTCTACGCAAAACTGCTGGGATTCGAAGTCCTTTGCGGCGATCTGGCATGGCGGAGCGCCGTCATCGGCAAAGCCCTCATCGAGAACAGTCGCCAGCGGATCGGGGCGGCGGAGATCGTTTCCCTCTTCGTTCCTGTCGCGGGTGCCGGCACCATGATCCAGGAGCGCTTCTCTCCGCAACATTTCAATCCGGAGGCCGCGTCTTTCCTCGACAACGCCATCGCTGCGGCGCGGCAGATCCCCGAGGCGACGAAGCGCGCGCTGATCGAGCTCCTGCTGGTCAAGTATATCTTCGCGCTGCGGCCGCACAGTAAGTTCTCATCGCCGGGTGCATTCAATCGGCCGTTCGCCGAAGGCCGCTGGGACGATATCAAGCCCACCTACAAGGCGGCGGTGGCCAGCAACGCGGTGCATCCGCTCTTGGTGCTCCAGCGCCTGGCCCCGAAAGTGAACGCCGGGGTCTTCCCGGGAACGCAACCTTGCCGGGCGATGCATGCCGAGGCCCTGGAAACGATCGGAGCCGGCGAGGGCGCCGACGTGCTCTACCTGGATCCGCCTTACGGCGGCACGCTGGCCTACGAGAAGGAATATCAAGTGCTCGATGAGATCTTCGGCGAGCAGATCGTGCGCAGCCCCTACTCGGCGCGCGACGGCCTGGCATATTTCGGCGAGCTGCTCAGTCACTGTGAATCCTATCGGCTCTGGGTGATCTCCTACGGCAATGCGGCTGCCACCCTGGACGAGGTCTTGGCCATGGTGCGGCGCCACCGGCCCGCCGAGGCGATCGAGATTCGCTATGAGCACTTGGCGGCGGTGGCCAGGCAGAAGAAGCGCGAGGTCAACCGCGAATTCATCATCCTCGCGGGGAAAGGAGTGAGCTATGGATAGACCGGAGCCATTCGCGATCGTATTCAGGCCCTGGATCGTGGACAGGGCCGATGGATGCTCCCAAGTACTGATCCCCCTGGCAGAACTCAATAACCTCGTCATCGAACTGGTCGCCCGCGTAGCGGGAGAGGCGCGCTGTTACCGCATACAGTGCAACCGACGGCTCTGCCAGCCAGTGACGAGGACATGCAGGAAGTGCGGCCTGCCGTTCATGCCTTTCCGGCGCGATAATCGGTTCTGCTCCACGAAATGTAGGAACAGTTATTGGCAGAGACAACACCGGCAGCGGCTCAAGAGGGACTCCGCGTGAACGGCATCGGCAAGTCGGAACTTGAGGTGGGGACCTGGTGCATGGGGCAGATCATTGCCTGTCTGCGCGAGAATTCCATGGGCATCTCGCTGAAGGAGGTCTGGCGCTGGTGCTCCTACCGGGAGGGAGAAACCAAGGAGACTGGCTGGTCAGATTTCATGAGTGCATTCGACGCGCTGGAGCAACGCGAGATCGTGAAGACCGACCGCGACGCCGGCGGGAACATCAAATGGGTCCTACGCGGTGAGAAATGGCCCGCTGAGAAGCGGGCCAGGAGGTCATAACGAAATGAACCAAGTTGTATTGATGGTGGAGATGGGCGAGCAGAAAGAGGCCCTGAGCTTTCAGCACCGGCCCATTCTTTTCGATCTGGACAGCAGACCTGACTGCGCCAGGATGGGCGATTTGGTCCATAAGTATCCTTGGGAACCCTACTCAGCGGAACGATTCCCGCATCCAATACTGGCGGCGGAGTGGTTCATGCGCATGGGCAGAGGAGAACGCCCCGATACGGCCCAGCCAGCCGAGATTGACCTGCCAGCGGATGCCAGCGAGCGCGAAGTCTGCCTTGCCTGCGGCCAGTTTCGTGATCCTGATCATATAGGAGAGGCGGATGGGACCACCGGCGGTGCGTGCACCTGGTGCGGCCAGTTGTTCCCTGATGGGCACCCAAAGCGGGGCCCAATGGAGGAGTAGGTTGCCTGCCCGGGCTGGGGAGCACAAACTAACATGGCGCTGCCTTCACGCAACATCGGTCAACGCTCCCCGGCCCGGGTCGGGATGATACAACAGGTGCTATAACAGGTGATATCACAACCGAGGAGGCGAGAAGAATGAAACTGAGAGATTGCCTGAAGGAGTTCGCCGCAGACATGGAGGTGCAGTTGTCTGCCAACGAGTGGCGCGGCGGATGGAACGCGGAGTCGCTCGCGAATATGCTCGCCCGGTTGGACGAGCAGCGGCGGCAGTTGAAGCTCGCGGTCAAGCGCCTCAGCCAGGGCAAGGTGCAACCGGGCGAGGTCGTGCGGCGCGCGGCGGACGTGGCCAACTACGCGATGATCGTCGCTGATCTAGCCCGGAAGGAAAGGCCATCAAATGGCCGCCACGCTCCTGAATAGGAGCCTCAAAGTTCGGATGACGAAGCGCGAGGCGTTGCGGCTCTACCGACTCATGCGGTGCACCCGTGATTGCGATCTGAAAGTCAAGCAGGCGGCGGGACGGTATGCGAGATCCCACAGGGGCCTGGCTTTGGAGCTGGAGCGCCTGGGGTTTGAGGGTGAAGCAATGATTCAGGAGGTTGACGCCCAAGGGACCATGCTTGTGCTGGTGACCTACAAGGACGGCTGGGCCATGATCGTGCTGCATCCGGACTTGGGCCTGGTCCACCACGACTGGCTGCCACGTCAAGGGACCTATACCTACTGTTGGGATCCTTGGCGCAAAAGAGGGAAGGTCAAGTGATTGCAGCGCTGGACGCGAGGGGCAGCCTCCGGATCACGAAGCGGGATGCCCAACGGGTCTACAGAGTCCTGAACGGCCTGTATGATGCCGGTCACGCACGGATGGAAGCAGCCCAAGACGAAACGCAATGGCACCAGGCCTTGGGCCTGGAAATGATGCGGCTAGGACTTCGCGGCGAACCGCGAATCTGGTACCGCGATGACTCAGGCACAATGCTCGTGCTCCTGATGTCGCCGGGCCACGGTGCCCAAATGTTGCTGCATCCGAAAAAGGGGCTGATCTTTTACGAATGCCTGGCGGCTGCCCCATGAAACCCTTCATAGTCGAGATTTATGAGGGATCTCTGCGGGACACTGTCGTCGTGACGTTCCCGAGGACGCGGGAAGAGATATGCAACCCGCTGCTGCACCAGATCTTTACGGTCGACCCCGAGGATCCGCATGAGGAGTTACCCATGTGCAGCCTGCTACTGGAGATGACGCGTAGGCAATGGCGCCTGCTGCGGCAGCGGCTCGGCGCCAGGCGCGGCCGTCGCTTGGTTCTGGAAATCAGGGAGGAGAACGCCCCGGCAGAGCCAGGGTGGATTGACCCGCGGTTCGCAGTGGGCAGGAAGGGAGAGCAATGACCCCCGCTGTGCGGACGATCTGCGTGGATTTCGACGGCACGATCTGCGAGTACGCGTTCCCGAAGTGCGGACCACCACACTGGCAGGTGATCGCGGCTCTCCGGAGCCTGAACAAGAGCGGCTGGCGAATCATCATCCACAGTTCGCGGGTGAATCGGGATTGGTCGGCGGAAGAGCGTCGCCGGCGGACGGGCGACATGGTCGAATACCTCTACGTGCACAGTGTGCCATTCGACCAGGTTTGGGGGGCTGAACTTAGTTCCCATCTGCCAGGCCGTTGCCCCGGTGGTTTATGCCCGGATGGCCGAATCGTCGAACTGAATGGCGACGCGGAGTTAAAAGTCTGCGTCCGGGTGCACTTCCCCGACCGCGATGTGGGCAAGCCCATCGCCCACGTCTACCTCGACGATCGCGCTCTGCCGGTGGTGCCTCGCGTCGGCAGTCAGGTCTGGCCGGCATATACCGAGCATGAGATCATCAGCGCCTGCAGGGAGATAGCCGACTGGGCGGACCGCGAACATTCGCCGGGCACGGCCTGAAGAGCAGGCAAGCGAGTGGTATAATAGGTGGCGATGACGATCGCGCGCGATAAGATCCGCCCGAACCCGTGGAATGCGAATGCATTCGACCCCGACAACTATCCCAAGTTGATCGAAAGTCTGCGCGATCGCGGCATCATGGAACCGCTGAAGGTGATGCCGGATCCCGATGCGCCTGGTTGGTTTCTGCTCGTGGACGGGTATCATCGGTGGCTGGCGGCCGAGATCCTCGACATCGCGGATCTGCCCTGCGAGGTCTGGGACATCTCGATCGAGGAAGCGAAGATCCGCGGACTGCAACTGAATTATCTACGCGGCCAGCCCGTCCCGCAGCGCCTCGCCGCCCTGCTGCATGACCTGAATGCTGAGCAGTCGGTGGAGGATCTCGCCAAGATCCTGCCGTGGTCGGCAGGCGAAATCGAGCAGGCGATGGAGATCATGCGGCTGCCGCCGGATCTGCAGGAGCGCCTGGACCGCGAGGCCGCGGACCAGTCGGCCCGGGCCCCCGTTCCGGTGACAGTGATCTTGGTGGGCCCGGAGTTCGATCGGTTCGAGCAGGCGATGGCCACCGCGAAGAATGAACTGGGACACAACGCGTGGCGGGGCCAGTGCCTTGCTCGCATATGCGAGGCCTACATCCTCGACGCCGACCAATCCGGCGGCGACGCCCAATCGGATGAGCCGAGAAAGGCCGGATAGGAGCATGGAATTCTGGCGCCATGAAGGGCGATGGCATGTGGAAATGGATGCCTACGAGTGGGCACTCCTCGGCGCATTCCGGCGGGCGCATCTATTGCCAGACAAGGTCCTTCGGACATTCGTGAAATTTGCCGATCACCGGATACCAGCGGCTGACCGCATCGATGGCACGATCGTCATGCAGATGAAGGGCGGAACCACTCGATATCCGCCCGCCGCCTGTCAGTGGCTTCGACGCCATTTCCGGTGTTTGTCCGCCACAGAGGACTTCGACTGGGCCGCGATCAGAAAACGCCTGCAGCGGATCGTGCCTTTGCGCAGGTTTTTCCCGTGGGAAACGGTTGATGAGGTCCTGGTGGCCCTTTACAGAGAGCAACGATCGCATGATCGGTTGGAAGCCATCGAACTTCGTCGGAGGCAGCGCCACGAGGAACAGACTTGTCGATCCGACATTATGCAGGGAGAAGGGGACGACAGGCACGAATCGGGGGAGGCCGAGGAACCTTGAGCAACCTTGGATACCTTATCGAGCTGTGGAGCATCGGGCACCTGCGGGCGAACCCGCGCAATTACCGGGCGCACCCGCCCGAGCAGATCGAGGTATTGCGGCAGAATATCCGCAGACATGGCCTTGAAAAGCCGATCGTGGTCGCCGAGGACGGCACGATCCTGGCCGGCCACGGCATCCTCGAAGCCGCGCGCCTCGAAGGCTATGAACAAGTCCCGGTCCATATCTACCATGGGGGCGATGCAGAGGCATTTCTGATCGACGATAACGGGAGCGATCGTCTGGCCCAAGACGATGAGCGCATCCTAGTGCAGTTGCTGCGCGAGCGGCAGTCGGCGGGCACACTGGGATCCACCGGATGGACTGATGACGACCTGCGGGAGATGATGGCGCGCCTCGATATGTTGGACGAGGGCCTGCCGGCGGATCCGGGGGCCGGCGAGCCGCCGGCGCACGCGGTCACGCACCGCGGCGAGGTCTGGGTGATGGGGCGGCACCGCCTGATCTGTGGCGACTCCCGGGACGCGAGGGTGATGGAAACGATCCTCGCCGGCGAGCGGGCGGCCCTGTGCGTGACCTCGCCTCCCTACGGTGTCGGCAAGGAGTACGAGGAGAAGGGCATCACGCCCTGGTTCGAGACCGTCCGGCCAGTCATTCAGAACCTGGCCCGGTTCGCGGAGATCGTGGTCTGGCAGATCGGCGATCTCTACACGACCGGAAGCCAGTTCATTGAGCCCACCATGGCACATTCCGCGCAGATCTTTCTGGATGCCGGCATGCGGCCGATCTGGACCCGCATTTGGGAGAAACAGGGGATGAATTTCGGCATCGGCCCTTACCACCTGGTCTCGAACAAGCCGGTGCAGCAGTACGAGTACTTGGCGGCATTTGCCAGCGCACTGGCCGAGGACGCGGGCGGCGAGGTGCCCGAGATCCGGGAGTATGGCTTCGTCTGCGCCTTTGCGGGGGCGCAATACCGCTTCCTGCGCCGCCTGACCCAGGCGGAGCGGCGGGCATGGGGATACGCGGGAATCTGGCGCATCAACACGGTCGTCGAGAACAAAGAGCACCCGGCGATGTTCCCGCTGGAGATCCCGGAGCGCTGCATCCGCATGCACAGCGACCCCGACAATCTGGTCCTGGAACCATTTTCTGGCGCAGGAACGACCATAATTGCCGCAGAAAGGCAGGGCAGGCGCTGCTGCGCGGTGGAATTGTCACCCGCCTACTGCGACGTGGCCGTGGACAGGTGGCAGCGCATGACGGGTTTGCAGGCGCAGTTGGAGGGCAACGGAGCACTGTTCGACGAACGGCGGCAGCGGGATGGGGCAGCCGCGGCATCGGGCGCATTTGGCGGTCGCGAAGGGGGATGACGCCTTGCCGAGGGGGCCGGAAGAGCGGGAGGCGATCAAGCAGAGGCAGGACCGGGCGTGGCATTTGCACACGATCAGGAAGCTGACCGTGCCCGAAGTGGGCCGCGTGCTCAACGTCTCGGAGCGGACCATCCTGCGGGATCTGGCCGCGGCGCGGCGGAAGAACCTGGCCGCATTCAGGAAAGACGCGAGCAAGGCCGACTGGCTGATGATCAACGCCATGGAAGCCCTCGGCGAATCCAACGCGATTATGCGCCAGGCGTGGACCGATCTGGTCAGTTCGCCGGAGGGATCGGCAGTGCGCGCCGGCTTCCTCAACGTCTTGCTGCGGGCGCTCGAGCGACGCATCGAGATCCTGCAGTCGCTGGGGCTGCTGGCCAAGGCGCCGGAAAGGATGTTGATGGGTGACCTCGATATCTCTCAACTCTCGGATTCAGAGCTTGAGGCTCTCCACGCGGGGCTCAAAGCGGAAGAGGAATGTCTTGCTCTCCCAGCTGGAGCGGGCGATCCGGGACCGGCGGAATCCGGCGGCGTGGATGCAGTCGTGCCTGCAGATCCGAACCAAAGATAGACGAGCTGTCCAGTTGGCGCCGAACGCGGTGCAGGTGCAGTATCTCGCCGAGCGCACCAACCGGGATGTGATACTCAAAGCGCGGCAGGTCGGGATCACGACGATCGTCTCCGCCCTATTCTTCTACGACACGATCACCAGGCCGAACACGGCATCGGTCATCGTCGCCCACGACCGCGAGAGCACGGAGCTCGTATTCCGCATCGTGCAGTTATTCTGGCGGCGGCTGCCGGACGCAATTCGGGAGAGGGCCGGGCCAACACATTTCGCTAGCCGGCGGGAGTTCTTCTGGCCGGCGATCAACAGCCAGTTCTACATCGGGACGGCGGGGGCTGTGACGTTCGGACGCGGCCAGACAATCAACAACTTGCACTGTTGCGAGTTCGCCTTCTGGCCCAGAGCCGAAGAATCAATGGCGACCCTGCTGGAGGCCGTGCCGGCGGACGGGCGAGTGGTCATCGAGTCCACGGCCAACGGAGTGGGCAATCATTTCCACACGGTATGGCGGGCGGCCGTGGACAGGCAGAGTACATTCCGAGCGCACTTCTTCCCCTGGTGGCGCGAGCCAGCATACCGATTGGCGGGCGAGCCACTCGGAGATCTGAGGGCCGATGAGGCCGCGCTGCGGGCGCAGGGATTCGATGATGACCAGATCCGCTGGCGCCGGACTAAGGAGCGCGAGCTCGGCGAGCGCTTCGTCCAGGAACACCCCGAGGACGACGTGACTTGTTTTTTGGCCAGCGGGCGATGTTGCTTCGATGCCCTGGCATTGCGCCAGTTGCTCGGCCACATAGGCTCGGAGCCGCCGCCGCGGCGTGTGCTCGGACTGGAGAATGGCGCCGGAGCCACCTCGTTCGCGCCGGCGCACTTGCTCCTCTGGGCTTACCCCGAACGCGGGCATCTCTACGCCATCGGAGCGGACGTGGGCGAAGGACTGGCTGGAGGCGACGCCTCGTGCGCACAGGTGATAGACCGTGAGACCGGAGAACAGGTGGCGGAGCTGCATGGGCGCGTGGCACCGGATAGGTTCGGGCATTTGCTGGACGTCCTCGGCCGCTATTACGGCATGGCGACCATCGGGGTCGAGCGCAACAACCACGGGCATTCGACGCTCAACACGCTGCGCAATGTCTGCCACTACCCCAGGCTCTACTACTACATGCGCTACGACCGCACTGCGCGGAAGAACCAGCCGGTGCTGGGCTGGCCGACCGACCAGGCCACGAAGCCGATCCTGGTTGACGACCTGGTGGCGGCGGTGAACGGCGGTCACCTGCGGGTGCATTCGCCCGGGCTGGTGGATGAGTGTCTCACGTTCATCTCGAAGGACAATGGCGGGCAGGAGGCGCAAGAGGGCAAATACGATGACAGGGTGATGGCTGCGGGGATCGCCTGGCAGGTGCGCAAGCGTGGCGTCGCACGCGGCACCACCCAGAGGCCGCGAGGTTGGTGACCGCCCAACCCAAAGCCGATCAGAACTGGCAAGACCTCTGCGAGGGGTTGGCGCGCGCCTCCGAGACTATCGGCGGATACGGGCGTCTCTCGGTGGAAATCGTCTTTCACGGCGGCGCGCCAGTGGACCTGCACGTCCACGAACGGGTGAATCACTACCGCCTGGGCAGTACGAAACCTCCATTGACAGGGCGGTCGCCCCTGGCTACACTCTAGGCAACTGAACAACTGAATACTCGCCGGCGTTGCGATGACGAGGCGAGCCGCTTCAAGCCCACAGAGGGCCGGCGGCTCGCCTTTTGTATTGACTGCAGGATCGAAGAAGGAGCCGACTATGGCGATCGATTTCAGGACGTATCCGCCGGCCGGCCACACAGACAGAGTGGCCGCCTACGGCAAGTTCGAAAAACTCTTCATCGGGGACCACAAGACAGTCTTCAATGTGCAAGTCGGCCCCTATCAGGCACTGCGCTACATCGTGGCCAATTTCCCGCAAACACTCTCGCGACTTTGCGCCGACATGCTCTTCGGCGAGCAGCCGGACTTCATGGCCGGCCAGCAGGAGGGACCCGAGCGCGAAAAGGCGCAGGCGGCGCTGGACAGCATGACCCAACTCAACAGCCTCCACGTGGTCAATTACGAATCGGCTCTCTCGAATTCTTTCCGGGGGGATGCTATCTACAAGGTCTGGTGGGGCGCCCCGGCCGGCGACTTCGGCGTGGAGAGCAAACCGCGCGCAGTCATCCAGGAAGTCCCCGCCGCGATCTACTTCCCGGAGGTGGCCGAGGACGACGTGCGGGAGATCCGTCGGGTCACGCTCGCGTGGACAAAGCGCGATCCCAAGATCCCCACCATGCAATACCTGCGCGTCGAGGAACACGAGCCAGGCACGATAAAGCATCGCTTACTGCTGCTGACTGGCCAATCGCCCGGGCAGGAAGTGCCCCTCAACACGCTCGAGGAATACAAGAACCTCCCGACAGAGGAAGAGACCGGCCTGCCGGTTATCCCGGTCGTGCATATCCCGAACTTCCGCTATGGCTCGCGCTTCTGGGGCATCAGCGACTACCAGGGTCTCGACGCCCTCTTCGAGGCAATGAACAACCGCCTGTCGCAGATCGAGATCGTACTGGACAAACACGTGGCCCCGAAGATCATCTTGCCTCCCGGGTTCATCGACGATCAAGGCAAAGTGCGGTTCGACTCGATGGAGGCGGTGGAAATGACGGCGGGAGATATGCCGCCGAGTTACCTCACGTGGGAGGGACAGCTTACGGCCGCCGGCGCGCAGTACGATCGCCTGCTCGACCTGCTGATGATCACGGCCGAGATCGCGCCATCGTTGTTCGGTCTGGAGAAGTTCGGGCTGGCGGAGAGTGGCCGTGCATTGCGGCTGCGGTTGCTGCGGACCCTGGCGAAGATCAATCGGAAGCGCCTCTACTACGACCGCGGGCTGGCAGAGGTACTGCTGATTGCACAGATGCTGGACGCAGCCAAAGGCGCGGGGGGTTATACGCCGGTGAAACCCAATATCCAGTGGGCGGACGGTCTCCCGGAAGATATCGTCGAGATGGTGCAGACGGAGGCCCAGCGATTGGCGGCGGGCAATAGCTCGATCGAATCCTCGATTCGGCGTTTGGACGGGCCGGATGCGGTGGAGGCGGAGATGGATCGGATCGCCGAGGAAGCGGGCCTATTTGGGGCCCTGATGGGCGCGACCGGCGGCCGTGGCGGGAAGGTCGAGCCCCCAGCCGTCCCCGGAGGCACGAGCGGCCAAGGCGGGCAACAGGGTGGGACGACCGAAACCCCAGGCCAGACCACCGGGGCAGCGGCCGGGGCACAACCAACCGGAGCCACCCAATGAGTCCACCAATTGATCGCGAGTGCCGCAGGCTTGCGTCTGCGGTTATCTGGAGAGCATTCCTAGATGCCACGAGCCCGGAACAGGCGCACCAGTGTGAAACTCACGCGATTGCTGGGAGACAGAACCACGAAGAGGCCCGCCGTTTCTTCGACCGTGGCTCGCCTGGCCTGGACTTCTGGTGCGATATGGCAGGGATGGATGCGGAGACAGTCTCCGTCCGGGCCGTGGTATTGATCGCTCGCGCGGATGCTACCAGGCGCGCGCCGATCGCCGCGCAAGGCGGCATGGCCCCGTGACCAGGATCTTCCACAGCCGCGTTTACGGAGCGATCAACAAGCGGCGCCGCCGGGCATTGGGGCTGGTCGGGTTCAAACGCGAGCACGTCTGGAATCTCATGGCCCTCGAGGAGGTACACTTGCGGGCGCGGGCCGCGGCTGCGGCCTACCGGATGCTCCCCTGCTGGCGGCGGGCCCTGATACGGATCAGTCGGTTGTGGCCCATGCTGGTGCGTTTTCTGCTGAGCCGGCGGCCCGTGTGGAAGTTGTTCGGGCGAAGGCCACGAGGAAACCAGCGAGGTTGAGAGGCCTCGATGCCCAAACTGATATCGGCCAGTCGCGCTCAAGAATTCAGACGGGCCTTCGATGGGCAGATCGGCGACCTGGCGGCGCTCTACCGCAATGCGGCTGCCGATGCACTCGACGTGCTCACCAGGGCTGCCTCGACAGTTGCCTCGCGCCAGCGGGCTCTCGCACTCTTGCGGCAGTACGAGACCATGCTCGCGGAAATGAACGATGAGGCCGCGCTCTGGATTCACCTCAACGTCCCGGAAGCCTATGACGCGGGGGTCACCATTGCCGAGGAGGGGATCGGCAATATCCAGCGCGCCGGAATCAATCTGCGTCCCGGGCGCCGGCGGGCAGTGGCGCTCCGGGAGCGGGACGTCTTCTCGCGAGTCCACCAGGAGGCGGCCCAAGCGATTGCCGCGGCGATGGTTGACCGCATGAGTGCGGCGGTGCTGGAGATCGGCCGGCGCGTGGACGATGTCTTCCGGCAAGAGGGGATGGTGGCGGTGGCGCGGGGGATCGCGGCCGGCAGGGCACGGGTCGAGGTTAGCCGCGAGATTAAGGATCGGCTGATCCAGGCCGGGCAACCAGTCTTCCGGGATCGGCTCGGCCGCATCTGGACCCTCGACCGATACTCGGAGATGGTCGCTCGCACAACTACGCGTGAAGCGATGACCCAGGGGACGATCAATCGGCTGCGCCAGGAGGATATCCTGCTGGCGCGAGTCTCCTCTCATCCGTGCGAAGATTTCTGTTGTGCGCCGGGTACGCGAGTGCTAACATCCGCGGGCTGGCATCGCATCGAGACTATTCAGGAGGGCGACCTGGTGATGACGCACCAGGGCCGATGGCGCGCCGTGACAACCGTCATGCGGCGGCACTATAAGGGGCCCCTCATTGAGATCGGCGGGCTACGGGTCACGCCAGACCATCGGGTTTTGACCCGACGGGGATGGATGAAAGCGGGCGCACTACTGGGCCGGGACCAGATCGTGCTCCTTAAGGCCGTTGAGGACCGCGGTCGGCAATGTGCGGGGGTCTTTGCCCGATGCAATGCGGAGGACCTGATAGCCCAAGGCGCGGAGGTTGGCATCCCGAACACCATCTCTCTCAGCGCGCCGCTTGGCCTTGTGCCAGCCGCCGCCGTCGATCTCAACGATCAAATTAGCCCCGGGGAAGAAGAAATCAGCCACATACGCCTCGATGGGTTGTTGGAAGATATAGGGGATGCTGCGACGGTCGAGTTCGGTTATCACCGCACGCTCGATCGCGGATGGATTTCGGCGGTAGGCCGCCGCGTTGCTCGTGGCCCTTCTGCTTCGGGTGACCGGATTCCGCGCGAGATTTCTCGCGCGCAATCGTCTGCCTGCCTCGGCATGCCATCGGCTACGATCCGGATGGTTGGGATCAGTGAAGCCCTTGGGGGCAAGGCCTCCGGTTGGCTTGGCCTTGATGCCATAGCGCGGCAGCCATCTCCGGGACAAGTGGGCATTGTAGGAGCGGCTGCGGCCCAATTCCTGCGCGATGTCAGCAAGATTGGCTCCTTCTGCGACGCGGCGGCGGAGAAACTGCTCCAGTGGCTCTCCGAGGCGATCGCTGAACTTCTTTTCGGTCCCGCGCATCCGCAGCTCGCCGAAGCACTTGGAGGAACATGTCTGGGAGCGACCGCAGGCTTTGATAAGGGAGGGAAAAGAATCGGCAGCCTGGCCGCACACCGGGCAGATGGTCTTCATGCGCGGAGTATAGACGGTTCTGGCAGTTCGCGCAATAACTACCGCGGCCCCGTCTGGAATCTATCCGTGGCAGGCGATGAGAGCTACGTGGCGGAGGGGATTGTAGTCCACAACTGCATCTACTTCGAGGGCATGATTGTAAACATCGGCTCGAAGCCTCACCCGGTCTATCCAGACATCTCCGCGATCGGCGGCGGCCCGCCGTTCCACCCCCAGTGCACTCACGTGTTGGAGCCCTTCGTCGAACGACTGGCATCGCGCGAGGAGCGACAGCAGGGCAAGGCCGCACCGAAGGTGCTGATACCGGCAGGCAGGTCGAGAGAGCAGCAATTCGGCCTTCTTCAGCGCCGGTTCACGAAGCAGTTCCCCGATCGAGCGCGAGAGGAAGGCAAGCGATTGCGCACCGAGGGTGCGCGGGCTCAGGCGCGGCAAGAGCGGGCGGCGGCGCGGGCGCGGTAACAAAAATCCGCCTGGGGGGATTGACGGGCGCTGAAATTGGGATACAATAGGTAGGTAAGCCTGGACGGGGCCATCGTGACAACTGAATAAGCCGCCTGCCGGCGTTGTGATGACGAGGCAGGCATCTCGCGACTCTTGCAATCATCGAGGGTCATGGGATGCCTGCCTCTTTCTTTTTGGCAGGCGCAGGAGCGGGCGGCAATCACGAAGCCAACCGAGATCGACGATGCCGGTTCACGAAGTCTCTGGCGGGTGGCAATGGGGCAAGCATGGCAAGGTCTACCCCACTAAAGCCCAAGCCGAGGAGCAAGGCCGAGCGGCCTTTGCTTCGGGATATCGAGGGCAACGTGCAGGGCGTGTGCGAAAGGCCACGCGCCGGTTCAAAGCCGGCCGGCGCCCGGGGAGATAAGGGCTAATGGCAGACATCAAGATTGACAATCAGACCTTTGTGAGTGGCGGATACGGGCCCGGAGAGAGAGCCGACTTGGGGGAGAAGCTGGCCGAGGCAGGGGACGCGGCGGCGATTCGCGAGGCCTTCCTCTACGTGCCGGACCTCGAGAACCGCAGCGAATGGGGCGGACCTCATCACGAGCTGAGGGGCGATACGCTGGTTGTAAACCGGACGGCAGTTCATGCGAGGCTGGGCGAATTGCACGGGGCCCGGCATGCCGGCGGTCCGGACTGGCCGCGCGCAGCGAAGATCGCCGCCCTTGCCCATCTACGCAAGCATTATACAGCCATGGATGAGGAGATCCCCCCAAAGCCATCGGGCGACTGAGGGGCACCACATGCGCATCAACAACAGCCGGATTTCGGATTTGCCGTGGAACGACGAGGCCATCTTCGGAGCGGAGCAAGCCCTGGCCGATGCACCCGCCAAGATCCTCGCCGAGGCCTATTGCCACGTGGGCAAGGATGGGCAGCGACTTGGTCTGCACCATGAGGTCGTGGACGATGAACTGCTTCTGAACCGGCAGGCCATCTATGCAGCGATGAGTCTGTTCCAGGGGCAGCAGGTGCCCACGGTCGGAGGTCTCTCTAGCCAGGGAGAGGCGACGAGTCCGCAACCGATGCTTGGCATTGCGCGGGCGGACCGCATCAAAGCCCTCGAGCACCTGAGCGAGCATCTAGAGGATTTGCAACAGAGTTAGGGATTCGCCCCGGGCAACCGGGGTTACCAGACGCATCCGGCGAGCGGTGAATCACCGGGAGACGCCGACGGGCGGTCAACCACGGGAGGAGACCAGGATCATGGCTAAGACACCAGAGGAAATCGAAGCGGAACGCAAGGCGCAGGAAGCTGCAGACGAAGCCAAGCGAAAAGCCGATGAAGAAGAGGCGAAACGCAAGGCCGATGCTGCGGCCGCAGCCAGCGTTGCAGACAAGGGCGGCTTCAAGGTCACCCTAACTGACGTCCAGCGCAAAGCCCTGCTCGAGGGCAAGCCGCTCGAGTTGTCGGATGAGCAGTATACCGGCGGCGTCCGAGACCAGGTGGAGAAGGAGAGGCGGTCACGCAGGGCGGCTGAAAAACAGCTGGCCGATATCGCCAAGCAGCGGGAAGAGGAAGAGAAAAAGGCTCTCGTCGAGCAGGAGAAGTACAAGGAGCTCTACGAGAAGGAAGCGGCGGGCCACAAGACCACTCAGGACGCTCGAAATGCCGACGCGATCCGGAGCGCTTTTCTGGTGGCTGCTGTGAGGGCCGGCGTCGTGGACGTGGACCTCGCATTCCTCGCTGCCAAGGCATCTCCCCTGTTCGCGAAGATCAGCCTCGATGACAATGGCGCCGTCACCGGCGTCAATGAAGTGCTTGAAGACCTCGTCAAGCAGAAGCCTTTCCTGGTTTCCCAGCAGCGGCAAACGGTAGGCGGGCCGAGCAATCCCAACACAGGGGAATTGCCGGCCCCGAAGACGCTCGCCGAGGCCGGGGACCAACTTGAGTCGAGAATGAAGACCGGGCAGGTCTGACCGGCCGAGTCCAAGCGGCGAGCCAAATTGAAGGAGGATCGAAATGGCGGCGACGCTTATCACGCTGGCGGAGCTCATCGTAAAGCTCTATGCCGGCCCGTGGGTCGACGCGCTACAGAAGGAGACCTTCCTGCTCGTCCGCCTGGGTGAGCGGGGCAATGTGAAGACCGGCCGAGGCAATGGGATCCGTTGGCCCGTTCGATATGCGGGGAACTCGGCAGTGGGATCGTATGGCGAGGGCGACGCGGCCGGCGGCGCTGGCAACCAGTCCGCCAAGGAGGCATTCCTTGGCTGGAAGTTCCAGAAGGCCGAGATCTCCATCGGCGGGCCTTCCTTGGCAGTCGGCGCGCAGGGCGGGATGGTAGTTGATCCGCTCCGCTTTGAGTTGGACAACGGCCTGCTGGACATGCGGGCTGCGATCAATACGCAGATCATGGGTGATGGGACGGGCAACAGCGGCAAGGATTTGACCGGCCTGCTGGCAGCCCTGGCCGACACCGGGACCTACGCGGGACTTGACCGCGGCAGTTACACCTGGTGGAAGGCATATGTCAATGCGAACGGCGGCACGCCGCGCAACCTGACTGAAGCGCTGATGCGCGACGTGAAAAAGACAATGGAGAGCAGAGGCGGCACGCTCACGGCGATCTATGCCGGGGCAAACCAGTGGTACGCCTACGGCGACCTCTTGCGGGCCGAACGGCGGCAACAGGATCCGCAGACCCTGACCGGCGGCTACCAGGCCCTTGACTTCGAGGGGACCCCGCTCATCAAGGTACCGGGGTACGTCCAGACGAGGATGGAGTTCGTTGACGAGCGGCTGATCGAGTACCACATGCTCCCGGTCACCAGCGAGAACACGGCGATAGCCGGGCTGCGCACAGTGGCCGCGGTCCCGGGCATGCCGGGGTTCGGCATCCTGGTGCTTGGCGCAACCAAGGATGCAGCCGACTTCCAGGTGATCCACTACAGCCAACTCGTGGTGCGCAATCCCTACCGGATGGGCGTGCTGAAGGACCTGGCCTAACCGGGACAAGGAGGAAAAGAGCGATATGGCAATCACTGACGCTCAAATCGAGCTTCTCAAGAAGATCTGCCCAGGCCTGAGAGAGATTGATGCCGGCGCGCTGATACGAGCGGCGGAGTCCGGCGGAGTCAGCGAGGGCGCGGGCATCGATATCACGGCCGGGGTCATCTCAGCCGACGTGGACGACACCACCGTCTCGGTGGGCGGCTCCGGCATTCAGGTGAAGGCGAAGGGCGTTGACACGGCCCAGTTGGCCGACGACGCCGTCGAAACGGGGCAGGTCGCTGATTTGGCGATTACCCTGGGGAAGTTGGCCGCTGCGGTCCAGAGCGCGATCGTGTCGAACGCGGTCGCAGCGCTGGCGGCAGCCCAGAAGATCATCCGCGGCCAGATCACGCTTGCCGGCGCGAACCCGACGACGGTCCAGATCGCCAGCTCTCCCAACAATGCGACCTTGCTGGGGACCACCGGGCCGAGCTATCTCCTGACGGTGAACAACACCTTCATCGTCAACCCCAATGCGGTCGGCAACCAGACGTGGACCGTGGCGGGGACGGCGGGCACATCGACGGGCACAACGGGCTGCTCGGAGGACATGTCGGCGGCTGCTGACAACAAACTGAAAGTCGCAGTTGATGGCGGCGCGGCTCAGGTCGCCACTTTCGACTGGACGGCCGGCGGCGGGTGCAACACCGGGGCCAAGATCGCGGCCCAGATGCAGACGGTCATCCGTGCCCTCGGTGGGGACTATGCGGCGGTCACGGTCGCCTTCTCGACCGACCACTACGTGGTGACCTCGGGCAACAAAGGGACGGCGAGCGTGGTGGTGATCACCGCGGCCGCCGACCACAACTGCACCGAGGAACTGAAGCTCGGCGTTGCAGATGGCGGGAGTGAAGCCGCCGGCACCGGGGACGTACCGATCCTGGCGCGGGCAACCGCGGCGCAATGCGCGGCGAAGATCGCGGCGCTGCACGCCTCGCTGGCCAACACGGCGGCCGAAGGCAATCACATCCGCCTCAACGCCACGGGCTCCGGTGGGTCGAGCAGCCTGGTGGTCGGGAATGGGACGGAGAACACCGTCCTGGGCTTCACGAACACCCAGGCCGACTACGGAGACGTCGGGTTGGCAGCTGGTCATGCAATGGCGGATGCCAACTACACCGTGGTCGTCACTCCACTCACCAACGATCCGGCTGCTGTGGACGTCATCAGCGTCTACAACAAGGCGGCCGGGTCCTTTGACATCTACGCCGAGACGGCGGTGGCCATTCCGGTCGAGATCATCGTTATCGGCGCGATCGCGAGTTAGAGAGTTTCAGGGGCCGGGTCCGGCCGGCCTCTGGATGAACAGTCCGAATAGAGGAGATTGAAGTGCCAGACGATTTCAAACCGATCGAGGATCCCAGGCAGGAGACACCCACGGCGGCCGCGGCACCGCGTGGCGCCAGGGGCGCAGAAGCGCCGACGCCGTTGGAGATCGGTGTGGCGCCGGGCGCGGCGCCGGCCGGCAACATGACCATCACCGAGATGATGGCCATGGATGAACCGCGGCGGACCGACATGCTGGAGAAAGCAGTCCAGGCCGGCGTAGTTGTAAACCTGCGCAGTCGCACCGACGCGGATGTGGTCCAGTCCTACGGGGAGTTCATCCTGAGGCTGGGGCGGAAGTCCAAGCCGTTCACGGCTGCCCATGCCCTGCACCTGCTGTGGTACCGGGGATCTGAGATCGAGGAAGTCCCGGAATAGGGGGCGGCCATGGCCACGATGATCGATGCGACCGTAGGGGGCGCGAACAGCAACTCCTACGTGACAACCGATGCAGCGATCGCCTATTTCGCCCAGCGGTTGCGGTCCGATGCGTGGATGGCTGCCGCCACCGCGGACAGAGAGAAGGCGCTGCTGATGGCCTGCCGCAACATCGAGGCGGCCCGGCCCAGGGTGGACCGCGGGACCACGGGCGTGCTGGCGCCGTCCAGCCCGAACCAGGTCCTCTCGTTCCCGCGCGTCAGGGATTCCAAGAGCGGCGCGGGATATTACGTGCCGCAGCCAGTCAAGGACGCGCAGTGCGAGGAGGCGCTGGCCCTGCTTGCAGGGGGCACCGAGGCAGATCGCAGGCGGACGCTGCAGGCGGCGGGTGTCAGATCCTTCTCCATCGATGGACTAACCGAAACCTACGGAGAGGGGACCTCCAAGTCCCCGATCGTCAGTGCTGAGGCCCGCGCTCTCCTGGCGCCCTACCTGAGAAGGACGGGCGTGATAGCGACATCCGATCTTGCCCAGGGCGAGTTCACGCCGGGGAGTCAGCAGTGATCGCAGGTTACCTGGCCCAGGACATCTCGCACAAACCGAAGACCGGCGTGGACGGCTACGGTCAGCCGGCTTTCGGCACGCCAGCGCACACGAAGGGTCGCTGGCTCGAAAAGAACCGCCTGGTGCGCAATGCGCAGGGTGAGCAGAAGACCTCGGAGATCACCGTGACCCTCCTGGCGGGTTGTCCGGCCGTGGTGGGCGATCAACTCTCCCTGGACGGGACTACCTGGCACACAATCATAGCCCTCTCGGCATCGCGCGGTCTCAATGGCGAGGTCATGCAGAAGAGGGCCTACCTATGAGGAGGACACCATGAATGTCAATTGGTACTTGACTCTGATCAAGGGCGCCGTGATCGGAGCCCTGGCGATGTTGGGGGTCTATATCGGCGATGTTCAGCATATCCAAGCGGTGCAGGGTATCCCGCCCTGGTGGGCGGGGCTCGCCGTGATGGCGCTGGAGACGATCCGCGACCTCATCAAGACGCGGTTCGGCAGTTTCGTGCCCAAGGAATAGGATCGGCCCGATGCCTCAGTTCTACCGCCAGACCTATGGCAAGTTCGGGATCCGGTTCACCGGGATGGACCAGGTGATGCGGGGCCTGGCGCCAGGTGGAGAGGTCTGGCAGCGCGTCCAGCAGGCGCTGATACGCGCGATGACTGAGAATACCGAGGACCTGCTGGGCCGCTCGATGCGCGACGCCCCGATCAAGGAGGGCACGCTTCGGGCGACCGGCACCGCGGCGGTCTATGTGAATGGCCGGCCCGTGGCCCGGCGCGGTGTTCAGACCCTGCGTTTGGACACGGGCGGGGGGGTCTCGAGGGCGCGCCTGCCACAGATGGCGCAACAGGGCATCGAGGTGGAGCAGCGCCTGGCAGAAGGCGGAGCGATCCATGAGGGTCGCCTCGGCGATGCCGTGATCGGCATCGTCGGATTCAACACCCCGTATGCCCTCGTGCAGCACGAGCGGCTCGATTTCCACCACCCGAAGGGCGGCAAGGCAAAGTACCTCGAGGACAACTTGAAACAGCGGGCAGATCTTTACCAGCGCAATCTGCAGGATCGAGTGGCGGAGGCCCTAGCATGAGCCTGCTGATCGACCAGTTGGCGACCTGGCTGGAGAACCAGCACCTGGGCACGGTCGGCACGACCATTTTCAAGGTCCACCGGCCGGCCAGCCCAGTCGCCTGCATCAGTCTGCACCCGACCGGCGGGTATCCGCCAGATGGTTACACGCAACGCGAGTTCCCGACGGTCATGATTTTCGCCAGGGCGGCCACTTCAGGCGCGGCCCTGCAAAAGGCCTACAGCATCTACAACAGACTCCACGGGAAGCAGAACGTGGATCTGGGAGGCGGGATTTCCGCGCTGACGATCCAGGCCGTCAACAGTCCGGCTTATATGGACATCGAGCGGGCGGCCGATCAGGATGCGCACCTCGCCTCATTCAATTTGCTTTTCGACCTGCGGAGGGCGTCTTCGTAGGTCCACAGAGGAGGAATAGGAATGCCAGCAACAATCACGACCGTCAAGCCCGGAGCGGCGAAAGCGGGGACCAGCCTCACGATCATCGGGACCGGCTTCGCGGACACTCCGAGCGAGACGAAGGTCTATCACCGGAAGCACGGCGCCGCCTCATGGGAGGCAGTTGACCCGGCGAATGTAGTCTACGTGTCGGCGACGGAACTGACCATCAGCATTGATGATCCCGACACGGACGGGTGGGACAAGGGGCTCAACGACGTGGGGGTCTCGACCAGCGCCGGCAGTACTCCCGACGACGAGCTGACCCAGGCCCTGTACTTCTACGGCGCTGGCGCGTTTGCGCCGGATGACGTGATCAAGGGAGCGCTCGAGGAGTTCTACATCGAGGGCCTATTCATGGGCCACACGCACGGCGCCTTCGACGCTGACTTCGCAGTCGAGACCTCGGACATCGAGGTGGAGCAGTCGCTGCTCCCGGTCCGGACGATCAAGTCGGGCGAGAAGTACACGATCAAGGTCCCGTTGGCCGAGGTCAGTCTCGAACATATCAAAGAGGTCTGGGGCATCTCGGCGACTATCGAAGATCTCGGCAGCGGCAGGCGGCGGCTGACCTTCGGTGGCGACACCCTAATCGCCGAGAAATCGGTCATGGTCGTTCTCCCAGGCAGGTCAGGCCGGAAGTACTACTGGTTCTTCTATCGCTGCGCGGTCCGCGGATCGGGCACGTTATCCTGGAGCAAGGGCGACCAGGTGGATCTGCCCATCGAGCTGACCGTCTTGGCCGACACCAGCAGGCCGGCCGGCGATCAGGTTGGGTTCATGGAAGAGGTCACCGTTACCTAGGACGGCGACCGAAAAACGGATAACACACGCGCGGCAATGATGCCGGGCAATGTCGGAGGCGGGTCGCCCCACCTCCCCGGTAGCAGCAGCCGGCCACAGGGCGGCCCGACTCCGGCCAGTGGAGAGGAGATCAGGATGTCGGAGCAGACGACCGATGCCAGCCCAAAGGTGGCGGAAACCCCGCCGCCGTCACCCTCCGTCATCGAGGTGATATTCCCGCCCGACCGCCAATACAAGATCGGCGACCGGGTAATAACCGTCAAGCCCTCGGTAGGCGGGAAACTCAAGCGGGTCGAGGGCGAGCTCAGGGAAATCGGCAAGCACATCGCTGAGAATCATCCAGATTTCGATCTGGAGAAACCAGGTGTGCATCTCGCGCTCGTGGTTCCCTCAATGGTCGGGACCGTATGGCACCTCCTGGCGGAGCTTTTCGATATCGAGGAATCCTACCTCGATGACCACCTCACGATCTTGGAGGCGGTCGAGATCATGTCCGCCTGGATCGAAGTGAACCGGCTGCCGGACGTACTAAAAAAAGCACTCAGCGCCCGGATGATGCTGGCGGGCATACCGAGTCTCAACTAGGGATCGCGGGCGCCTACGACTTGCTGGTGGAGGCGGGATGGGCAATAGAATCGCCGGACGCCTTGACGTGGGGATGGACGCCGGCGCAAATGCTGCTGATGATCCGGGCCGCGGAGCAGCGGCGCGCCGCGCGGCTGGTCGAACAGGCGCATATCGACTATGCGATCGCCGCGGCGGCACAGGGCGGAAAGAAAGCCTTCGGGGCATTTCGTTCGATGCTGCGAGATCTGATGGAACGCGCGGGCCATGTTGAGCAGACCGATGCGGAGGAACTGGCGCGCCGCATGGGGCTCAGGCGAGTCGGGTAGGAGCGTGAAGAAGTGACTGTCGGCGAAGTGAAAGCGATCCTCTCAGCGGACCTGACGAAGTTCCGGGCGGGGCTCCTGCAGGCCAACTCGCTGCTCGACCAGGCCGGGGCATCGGCCATGAAGGCGAGCGCGATGCTGGCCGGGTTCGGAGCGGCTGTGGCCGGCGGGATGGGCATGGCGGTCAGAGAGAGTATCGAGATACAAGCAGCGCTGGCGGATCTCAACAAGGTCCTGAAGCTGAGCGATGACGCCCTCGAGGAACTAGCCAAGCGGTTAGATGTCCTGGGGATGGCCACAGGGATCGCGGATGAAGCCCTCGCTGAAGCCCTCGCCAACATCGGCAAGGCGGGACTGGCGGGAGCAGAGGGCATGCAGGTCCTGGAGGCCGCCACAAGGGCGGCCGTCGCAGGGCGGGCAGACATCAAGTTAGCAGGCGATGCCCTGGTCTCGATCATCCGCGCTTACAACCTCCATGGTTCGGAGGCGGCAAAGGTCACTGATGCCCTTTACCAGGCCAGTATCAAAGGCCGCATGAGTCTGGAAGCCGTCTCAGAGGCAGTCAAGGGAATGGCGCCGATCGCTTCTCAGCTGGGGGTCAGCTACGTGGACCTTGCGGCTGCGCTGGCGACGACTACGACCGTCGGTTACGATGCTGAGAACAGCATCATGGGCCTTTCGCGGGCGATGATCAACCTGACGAACCCTGGCAAGCAACTCCAGGCCGCGTTGAAGGCGGCGGGGTATGAAACGGGCCAGGCCCTGATCCAGGCGAAGGGCTTTACCGGCGCGATCCAGTTCCTGACCGAAGCAGCGGGCGATGACGAGCAGGCGATGATCCAGATGGCCGGAGGGGCGCGGGCCTACAAGGCCGTCGTAGCCCTGGCGGCGGATGGGGGCAGGCTTTTCGCCCAGAAACTCGCTGAGATCGCGGACTCGGCGGGAGCCGTAGATACGGCATTCGGCATGATGGAAAAAACCTTCAGCTTTCAGTGGTCCCGCTTCGTCCGGGCAATGAAAGAGGCCGGCGAGGCAGTCGGCAATGTGTTGCTGCCGGGCCTGACACTTCTGGCCCGGATCCTGGCCGCTCTCGTAGGAACGGTCCAGTTGATGCCGGGGCCATTGAGAACGGTGGTGGTAGGGGCGGTCTCTTTGGCCGCAGCCATCGCCGCCCTCGCAGGATCGTTCATCCTCTTCAAGTTGCACCTGGCGGAGACGATCGTGCTCACGGGCAGACTGGTCATATCCCTGGCGAGTGCGGTTGTCGCTGCGATCGCCGGTTCGGCCACCTTGCAAGCGGCGCTGGCTGGCTTGCGCGCGGCATTGATCGCGACGCGCGTAGCAATCGAATTCTTCTTCATCTCGACTGGTCCGATCGGATGGACTCTCGCTCTTCTGGCGGCGGTCGGGGCCGTGGTGGCCGCCCTGGTCCTCTGGTACAAGCACCAGGCGAACCTGAACAGACAGGCCGAGGAAACCCATCGGCTTACCCAGCAGCAGGCCGAGGATCTGGCAAACCTGCTCGATCACCTGCAGAAACTTCAGGTGGCACGGCTGAAGGAACAGGCCGCGGGGAAACCGGCGAACCTCGCTGCACTGAAAGATGAGGCCGACACCCAGGATAAGATCGCCGATCTTTACCCGAAACTGATCGACTATGTGGACAAGTATGGCCATGCCCACCTCATCGCCGCCAAGAGTCTGGAGACCTTGACCGAAGTCCAGAAGAAGAACCGCCAGGCGGCAATAGCAAGCGCCGCCGCCCAAGTTGCGGAGGCGGCGCAGAGGCGGTCCGACCTGGCCGACCAACTGGCAGCGGCAATAAAGATGAGGGAAAGATTCGAGGCGCTCCCGCCCAGCAAGCAAGCCTTCATACTCTCCGAAGTACCCGGAATGCGCGGCAAATCTGCGGCGCAGGTCATTGAGGAGATGCAGAGCAAGGAGAAGGACCTCCGCGCCCAGGTCCGGGCGGCCAATGCTGAGTACGAAGAGCGTCAGAAGGTGCTCCACCAGGTTGGCATGACGCAGGAGCGGATCGCCAGGGAGCAGGCAGCGGCGGATGCAAAAGGCCGCGCAGAGGCGCATCGCGGCCTTGTCCAACGTCTGGCCGCCATTGACCAGGAGGCCGCAGCGCTGAGGCGGCTGGGGGTGACGGCGGATGATATCAACCGATGGGTTGCCGTTCGGCGTCTCGAGGCTTACAAGAAATCCAGCGATGAGATCCTGAAACTGCAGGCCCAGGTCCTCGAGGCCGAGGGCAAGAAGCACGCGGCGCGACTGGTCCAGATAGAGATCGAGTCCAACGAGCTACTCGAGAAGGCGAAGACCGCCAAGGTGCCCGAGCCCGAACGCAAGGGACTGGTCCGGCGCTTCATCGCCGGCGAGTTGAAGACGGCCGCCAAGGAAGCGGCCGATGCTGCCCGCGAGAAGACCAAGGCCGCACTTGAGGCCGAAGGCCAGCTGGCCGAAGTTCTCAAGCAGTATGAGAACGACGTCGCCGGCGTGCGCGCTTATGTCCACAATGTTCGCATGCGGCAGATCCGCGCCGAGGCGGACGAGATAAAGCGGCAGATGGTCGAAGCGCAGATGCCGGCCGCCCGGGCGGAGATCGCTGCGCGGGAATATGTTACCGCAAAATCCATCGAGCTCGCGAAGGAAGAAGCGGACGCGAGGGCGGCGATATTCGAGAAGTCGGCGCCCCTGATCGTGAGCAGGTGGCAGGCTGCTGCCTCGGCCATGTACGAGGCTGGCACCATGAAGGCCAGCGAGTACCTGGCCAGCCTCGCCCGGCAACTTGATCTAATCCATCAAATCAACCTGGCCCAAGCCGCTGCGGGGAGGCCGGCGCTCCTGAGGGACGAGGAGATGCGGCTCGCCCAGACGATCTTCTCCGAGCGCAAGCGCATGTTGTCGGAACTCGAGAGCGCCGAGAAGCGCCTGGCCGATGAACGCAAGCGGTGGAGCCAGGAAGAGCTCGAGCAGCGCCGCCGGGTGCACGAGGCCGAACTCTCAATGATATCCCTGAGCTTCGAGCACCAGCGGGATCTGTTGAAGGCTCGGGGCATTGAGGACCAGGCCGCTACGGCGCGGATCGCCAGCGATGAGCTGGCCGCCCTGCAACTGCGCCGGCAGACGGAGATGCTGACCGGGCAGGAGCGGCTCGAATCGCTCCAGCGGGAGCGCGACCTGGTGATGCAGATGGCCGAGGCGCAGATGGCGCCCGCAGGCGGCGCCCGTGGCGCGCTCGAGGCGATCTACACGGAGATGGTGTCGGCCCGGCAGCAGATGGCCCTGGAGGACAAGCGGGCATTCGAGGAGCGCAGGCGCGAGGCCAACGAGGCGGTCACCAAGATCGAGACCGAGCAGACCACACTGCGCAGCCAGATCGCGCTGACAGCGACCAACATCGCAGACGCAGCCAGGCGCGTGTTCGAAGGCATCCGGAATCAACTCGAGATGCTCGGCACCGTGAGGATCGTCCCCACCGTGCAGATGGCCGCCGTCGGCGGCCGCGCGGTTCCCACGCGGGTGAACAACTTCTACATCAGTGGCCAGCGAGTGGGGGCCGGCGTTGACATAGATAAGATCGCCGATCAACTGGCCGCCATGCTCGAGCGGGAGCACCAATTTGCGAGGGACTGATCTACGGCTTAGCCTGGGCTTTGAACTCAGCAGCGAGGGCAGCATTGGCGAGGCCGATGTAACCTTCGAGGAGATACATCGGCTCCTGCGAGGCGAGCAGTGCCTCCCATTGCTCCCCGAGGTTCCCATGGACTTGGGCGCGATGAAGCAACCGGGCATGGACGGTGCTGAGGTCCATTGCCCTGGCTATGCAGTTGCGGCTTGGCGGTTTCCAGTCGAACCCCTGGTAGCGCAGAAAACCATCGACGAACCTTCGGGTGGCAAGCAATCCCGAGAGGAAATGATAGTTGTCACCACTGGCCAGCCTGTAGAGATCACCGAGGACATCGAGTGCGGCACGGGCGTGAAGAATGTATGCCTGCTGTGCATAGATCTCAGCGCCAGTTTTGGGCCGCGGGAACCGGGTCATTACCTTGAATGGGAATCCCGCCTGGCGCAGGAGATCCTTGGCCCTTTCGATGGAATGCCCGCATTTCGCGACCTCGACAGCGGGATCAAGGGGCTCAGACAAAGCCTCCTTGTCGCAGATTTGAGCCGTGGCGCCGATGGCTTCCTCGGCGGCCAATGCAGCATCTGCCAGCAACTTGTAGCGGGGAGCCTTGGTGCGGTCGTAATCTGCGTTCGCCTGCTGCGCGACAGCGGCCGCACTGCTGGCAAGCGACCGCAGGATAATCGAATTCGCGGGATCGATTCGCAGACAGACCCAATAGTCATCGAGGGTCTGCCGCAGTCCTGCAGCGATCCGCCTCGCCTCGGGGCCGGGGACGCCATATGGTTTCGGGACCGCTGCGCCGGCTGCAAACGTGAGGCCGAGAATGGACCATACCCCAAGGCAGAGTCTAGGGAACCTGTGCATCGGGATCCTCCCTCCTGTAGCGCCCCTGGCAGCAATATTCATGCCAGGCCGGGCTTCCAGAGCATTTATGCCATGAATTGAGGCGTGAACGTAGATGGCCAGCACCTGCTATTTGAGCCTGCCGGACGACAGCGCGAAGATCTACCTCGACGAGGACCCCGAGACCTACGACGACGGGCCGGCCGAGCGCCGGATGTCCTCGCAGGAGACCATGGGCGGCGGGCGGGTCTGGCAGGATTTCGGCGTCCAGGACCTTGACCGCACGATCCGCCTAAAGACGGGTTGGATGACGCAGGCAACCCTTGATGCGTTCAAGACGAAACTGGCTGTACTCGCGCAGGTCTGGAAGTGGGCCGATCACAAGGGACGGTCCTACCTCGTCGTCTTCCGGACCATCAACCCCGAGCGGATCCGCGGATACGAGGCCTACCGGGTCGAGATCAATTTTGACGTGCTGCAGGCGCTCTCATGAAAACCCAGAGGCTGCTAACCGACGGCCAGAATGGCCGGGAATGGAGGCGACTCTTCGCCCTGTGGGCCAGGCGCGCGCTGCTGCGCGCGGGCTGGAGGATCTCGATCGTGGGGGACCCGCACCTGGATGCGATGGCAGAGTACAGCACGGTCGTGCCCCGGCGCGAGGTGGTCTTCAAATTCAGGACGGACGTAAAGGCAGACTCGCTGACGGCGGCTCACGAGATCGGCCATGTAATGGTGGCGCCGATCCAACACTCGGCAGACCATGTTATCGAGGACCTCCCCGAGGCGCAGAAGTCCCTGGCCCGCAAATGCATCAGGGACGCGATCGAGGAGGCGGCCGAGAACATCGCCCTGGCACTGGCAGAGGCTTATCGGGAGCTGGATGCGGACAGGCGGGGAGGCAAACGGAATGGCAAAAGGCCGAAGGCAGCCAGGCGCTAGAGAGGGCCGGACTGGGCGCACGTGGGCAGGCGTGCAGCGGACGGCTCCCTGGGCGACCTATGTTCGGCCGGGGCTGGAACGTCGCAACACGGGGCATCCTGGTGCAAAGTTTTCGGGCGGGTCCGCGCATTGTCCGCGCATTGGGGCGCAAACCGGCGATTTCGGGGATTCCGGGCCAGGCCGGCCGAGAAGATCGCAGTGGCGCTCGTCGAGGCTTACAAGCAGGCGCAGGCATGATGAACCGCGCGCGGCCGATACGCGCGCTCACAACTGAATAGACCGCCCAAGAGACCGGGGTGGCCACCCCGGGGCCAGAGGGCCGAGCCCGACAGACTCACGTGAGGGGTCTGCCGGGCTTTTCTTTTGGGCGGCGAGGCGGGCAGGGAGGTAGAGAAAATGTCAAAACAGGTCGTCCGATACGAAAGTGATGGCGTGACGCCGGCGCAGGAATCATACGACGAGGGGTCTGTCCTCGACGGCGCCGCGACCACGGCCCGCCGCATCTGGTGGAAGAACACATCAACGGCCGGCGAGATACTGCAGAATTGCCGGTTCCGCCGGGTGCAATTCAGCAGCAATGATGGGCTGAACTACCTGCAGATCGCCCCGGATGTGCCGATCGCGGCCCCGGGCGCGCCAGGTCTCGGCCTCGCGGGAGGCTTCGAGCTCGAGGTGGGGACCTACAAGTACGCGGTGACCTTCTACAGGGCCAATGGGGAGACGGATGCGGGCGTCGAGGCCGAGATCGTCACTGCCACTGCAAACCAACGGGTCGCGCTGTCGGCGATCCCGACGGGGCCCAGCGGAACCCTCGGGCGCAGGATATGGCGCACCGCCGTTGGGGGCACCCAGAAGAAACTCGTGGCCGCGATCGCCGACAATACGACGACCACCTATCTGGACCAGGTGCCGGACGCGAGCCTCGGAGCGAACTCGCCATCGCTCAACACATCGGGGTCGCCCGGCACGTGGCGGACGGCCAATATCACCGTGGGCGACATGGCCGTCGGCGATTATGCGGCCGCCTGGATGCGATACAACGTCCCCGCCGGCACGACGCAGGTGGGGAATCCACGCAAGGCATACACCCAACTCGAGGAGACCTAAGGAGGACGCGATGCAAGACAGGGATGGAATGCAGTGGCGGTGCGTGACCACGCTGCGGAAATTCTCGGGCGACATTGATACCTACCGCGCGATGTTCGGCAGGGCCCAGGGGGAGGCGATCTTCGACCGCCAGGAGATGCCCTATGAATCGCGGGTCATCGAGGGCAACTTGCTCCTGCGAGAAGGGGTCAAGGCCATCTTGGACCTGCTGGTCGGCAATACCGAGACGACTTACAGCCACGCCAATGCACGGATCGGAGTCGGCAACGGGGATACCCCGGCGGCGGCCGATACTCAGACCGCCCTGCAGGGTGGCAGCACTGCCTTCAAAGCGATGGATGAAACCTATCCCATCGTGGGCGCCCTGGCCGACAAGAAAGTCACATTCCGTGCATCCTTCGGGGCGAGCGAAGCCAACTTCGCCTGGGAGGAGTGGACGGTTGACAATGGCGACTCTGCCAACAAGAACCTCAACCGTAAGGTCGAGTCCCTGGGGGTTAAGAGTGGCGGTACTTGGCAGCTGAGCCTGGACGTATCACTCGCTTAGACGGGGGCGTCCATGACCTTTGGGATTGGGTTTGCGTTGCGCCTCTCGGGCACATTGCCGGCAACGGGATTGGTGCGGGTCTGCTGTATACCGGCGCTCCTTGGAGAGGCGGAATTCGCTTCTGGGCTTGATGGCTCGGCACCGCGAGCACTGCTTGTCGGTTTCTGTGCGATAGGTGGCGTGAATGCGGCGATGATCCCCTGTGGATTTGAGCACCACGAGGTTGGAGATGTCGTTGTTCGAGCGATTGCCGTCCTTGTGGTGGACCTCTTCACCCGGCTCCAGAAGGCGGCCGAGGCGCTGCTCCATGACAAGTCGATGCTCGACGACGTAACCGCAGACATTGGCAGGGTGATCGGGCATGCGAATCCGGATATATCCGGCGTTGCTCGCGACGCGGCCACCTTTCCAGTTCCCGTGATTGGCTCCGCGGTGGGCAAGGCCCACGCATTTATTCGAACAGAAGCACTGCGACTTCTCGCCCGGCTTGAAGGTGGTCCCACACACAGCGCATTTCCTCATTTCGCCTTTCCATCTCGGATGGCCGGGTCCACGCTGGCCGACGTGCATGCAGGCGCGCGAGCAGTAGGTCTGATGCCAGCTTGGATAGGCACTAAACTGCTTCTTGCAGACCGGGCACTTGGATTTGACCACGGAGCTACTCTACGATTGGCGTAGGCACATGTCAAGGGGTCTCTGATGCAGATTGCGGTCGGTACCTATACCGGCGACGGGACGGATAACCGACAGATCACCGGGATCGGATTCCTGCCGGACCTGGTGATCGTGCGCGCGCGCGACTCCGGCCAATACGCCGTCTTTCGCACATCAACCATGGCGGCCGACAAGACGGCCTACTTTGCCCAGGCGGCCGCACTTTTTGCGAATGCGATCCAGTCGCTGGACTCCGACGGGTTCACGGTTGGCACGCACGCGACCGTCAACAGTAACGGCGTCACCTACGATTGGCAGGCATTCGCCGACAACGGCGCGCCTGATTTCAAGGTCGGGACCTTCAGTGGCGACGGGACGGACAGCCGCAACATCACCGGGCTCGGATTCGATCCGGACTTCGTGACGATCAAGCGCGACGGCCTGTGGTATGCATTCTGGCGCACCTCGAGCAACTCGGGCGACCAGGCGTTGTGCTTCATTAATGACGCCGACCAGTCCAACAACATCCAGGGCTTCGTGAGCGACGGCTTTCAGGTGGGCACCAGCCAGAATATGGCCGGTTCGGTCTACCACTGGTTCGCGTTCAAGGCGGTCGCGTCGGCGACCGCCTACGGCTCCTACGCGGGCAACAACGCCGACGACCGCAGCATCAGCGGAGTCGGCTTCGAGCCCGACCTCGTCTGGGTAAAGGGCACGAGCTCGCTGGACAAGGCCGGCCTGCGCCCCTCGAGCATCACCACCGACCTGACCGAGTTCTTCACCAGCGCGGCGGCGGCCACGAATCACGTGCAGGCACTCGAGTCGGACGGATTCCAGGTGGGCGCGACGCAGAACATCACCGGCCGCACCTACCGCTGGTTCGCCTGGAAGTCCGGGGCCACGAGCACGTTCAAGGCGGCTAGCGACGCCGGGTCGGCCGCCGATGCGGCTGAAATGGCTCTGGCGCTGGGCGGCAGCGACTCGGGCGCCGCAACCGAGGCGGCCGCCTACCAGGACGCGCCCCACTCGATTGACGAGGCCTTCGGCGATGATTCAGTCGCGGATCGGGCCTTCGGCGCGACAGAAGGCGCCACAGGGGCAGAATCCGGGGCCGTGGTGGGACTGCAGGGCGCGGACGAGGCGGTCACGGGCACCGATCTGGCCGCCGTGGGGCATGCCCGGGCGGACTCGGCGTCCGCGACCGATACCGCATCCATCTTTCCCCAGACCGCAGCGCAGCTGCTCGAGGTGGACATCGCCAACCGGGCAGTCAGCCAGGTCCGGCTCGATGTGGATGTTTTCTACGAACACATTGCATCGGCAGTTATGCTGCAGGTCGAGATCTCGCCGCTGGTGGCGACGGGTATCCTGCTGCTGGCAAGAGTCATAAATCAGAGCCTACAGACCGGATCGGAAGGGGATGTCCTGGCGCCGACCCAGGAGATCGCTTTCCTCTAGGGTGACCGATGGCAGTAGAGATCAAACCAACGAGATGCGAAATCGAGAGCAGCCTGGACAGCCTTGCTGACGCTTTCAACCTTGCACTGGTCGAAGAGGACAGCGCCGCGCCGTTGTCGCCTACGGCGCAGGCTTGGCGGACGCTCACACGGGGCAGCCTGGTGCGACTGAGGCTCGGGCTCAGGAATCTCGGGCTGATGGACTACGGCACGTTCCGGGTTGACTCGACCGCGCTGGAGCCCTCCGCAGATTCGTGGACTTCGCGGATCCGGGGCAGGGATCGCGCGGCCGAGTTGATTGACAACCTGGGGCTGGAGATCGGCGAGCCCGCCTGGGCCGGTGCCGGCGAATTCGATCCGCTTCCACCGGAGGGGCCGCCCTGGTCTGCGCGCCGGATCATCCAGAGAATCTGCACGGCGCTGGGGTTGGGCTTGGTATGGGATGCGCCCGACTATGCGCCGCGACTGCGGCCGCCAAGCACCGGGGAAGTGGCCCTCGGAGTAAGTGTGGTGACTCCCTTCGGTATCTTTGAGCTTCAGGCCAGCCCGGACGCAGACATCGCGGTCAAGTCGTTGGAGATACCCGGCTCCTGCAGCAAGGTAATCGGCAGCGCACTCGATCCCCTGCAGCAAGCCAAGCGCCATCGCACCGACGCGTGGATCGCGGACGACACCCTCTTCGTGCGGCGGCGGGGCAACGGGCCGACGAAGGGCACGATTGACTGCGCGCTCGGCCAGGTGCGGAGCATCGAGCGCCACATGGAGCCGCTGGTAGGTGAAATCACGGTGCGTATGACGATCTACGAAGCCGTCGAGACGCCGGGCGCGGTCGAGATGAAGCAAGGCGATGAAGGTTCCACTTCGGGCATTAGGCAGGTCGAGGACGTGGTTGACGGAGAGGTGGTGGCGCGGGAGTCGGAGACGATGAGCATGGCGCCCGTCGGCGGCGGAGATGGCAGCCCTGGCACTTTGGTGGCTGCGGAGAGCACGAGCACCGAGGAACGCGACGTGCAGACGGATGACCCCAAGGTGGCGCAAAAGCATGTCAGCTTCCAGAACGACGACAACTTCTTCATGGCGAGCATGGAGGAGCAGACTATCGCACAGACGGAGGAGGGCCCGAAGCCGGTGAGCGCCCGGCTTGTGAGGCAGGAGCAGATCACTCCCAGAGAGACGCGCACGACGGCCGTCGAGGTGGGGTACGATTGGGACGGCAACCCGTATGTGAGGGCCGGATACCCCCGCTGGGAGCAGAGCCCCGGAAAACTCCCTGATCCCACCAAGATGCGGCCCAAGGCCAAAGACAGGGGCGACTTTGATCCGCACGAGTTCACTGAAGAGTTTACCTTCCACCTGCCAACCATGCACCTGGAGCAGAGGGTCGTCATTGGAGGCACGTCCAACGGCGGCGGTACGACGCCGCGTGATTACCAGAACGATGAGATCACGGGCCGCAGACTCTGCCAGCAGATCGCGGACGACCTATCGGCCGAGAGCGGCAAGTGGGTTTACAACGTGACCCTGACATGGCCGCGTCCGCTGCTGTATCGGAAGGGCGACAAGGTGACGCTCACCAATCTGCCGGGCGGGTGCCCGGACCTGGTGGATGCGATCATTACCGCCGTGCGCACAAGATACAGCGAACCGGACGCGCTGTGGACCCACCAGATCGAGGTCGAGGCCTGGAGAGACGACTGATGCGCCTGGCGACCGTGATCCGGAACATTCTGCGGGCGGAGGAGACGATGGGCAGCGGGATCGTCGAATCCGTGCAGCAGAACAGCGCAGCGCTGGTCGGACGAAGCGAGCAGGTGCTCGTAGCCGGGAATTACCTTCCGTCCAGGGGCGACTGGACGCCGTGGATGCAGATCAAACGGGGCCTCCTGGTGACGCCGTGGAACCTGCGGTATGGGATGCGCCCTCATATTGGGGGCGGGATAGCGCCCCTCTGGAAGGCAGAGATCGCCGAGGTGGCCTCGGGGGTCGAGGGCGGCTGGACCTATGGCGAGGCGGTGCCGGCGTGCGCGGAGGACCCCGCGGGCCGCGCGTGGGTGCCAGTGATCGCGGCGCCGGGCTTCCCGTATGCGGCGGTCACGCTCCATTTCTACAGCGCGGAGAATGATCGCCTCCTGGATGGCTGGCGCAGCCGTGCGAATATCGAATTTGCGCCGCTGGCGTACGGCGTGCACGGCGGGCCGGGGTCCGTCGCCTGTCTCGTGGACGACGGGGGCAGGCTCTATGCGTGGTGGCACAGGCCAAACGTCTGGCGGCAGACGAAATCAACCGGGGGCATCATGCAATCGGCGCAGGGGGACATTGACCTGCAGAGCGGCGGCCTCGGGGTGGCCACTGCGGACCTCGAGTTGCCGTACGTGCAAGGCTTCGGCCCCGCGGACTGGGTTGACTACCTGGCGCTGGCAATAGACGAGGACGAGCGCCTCTGGCTCGCGGCGTCGCTGAAGTACGACCATGCACCCTGCGCACTGCAGCTGCTCTTCGGCAACGAGCTCGAGGAGGGATGGTACGGCTACAGCGTGCACGTGGATTCCGGCATGGCGGAGTTGGGATCGAGCTCGTGGGGATTTCTGAAGGGCACGGCCGACCCTCACATCAAGACTGAGGATCCTGCCAGGCCCTCCTATCCCCGCTTCGTGGAGTATCTGCCGGGCGGCAGCTTCCATCAGGGGAGGAACTACTTCTGCGTGACCGCCTACATCGGGGCGGGGAATACGCCCGAGACCGAGACGCTGGGCAGCCAAGAGGTGGGGATCGAGTTGCCTGGCGATGGGCTGGCGGTCCGGATGCAGGTCCCGCCCACGCTGGCGAACGGCAACCTGCGCGTCTATCACAGGGGGCCGGGGATGGGGCACTTCCACCTGGCCTACGATTTCGGGGACGACGAGGGAGGGCAGATCACGCTGACACAGCCGGGGACGGGCAGGGACTTGCCGGAGGAGACGACGCTGGCGGCGCGTGCGGTGCGCGTGAGCGCCATCAAATCGGGCCCGCCGGGCACGGGATCGCGGATCATCTACCGCACGAAGGTGCAGGAGAGTCGTGAGGCCCTGAGGCTTCCCTACCCCGACATCTTCCACGTCGGCGCGGTGAGCGGGAATACGGACGACGAGGAATGGGACGACCACGTGCCGGACGGCGGGCTCGGCGGCGCGGCCCGCGACCAGGTGGTGGGACAGGGGTTCAGCGCCCTGGCGGTCGGGAGATCGGGCGCGGCGCGGTCGCTGGGGAGCGTGCAATGGGAGACGGTGCTGCCCTGGGAAAGAAACGACTACCTGGGCGACCGGCCAGCCATTTTGGGGCTGCGGGCCGGAGCCGCGGTCGTGTTCTACCGCGACGAGGCCGGAAAGCTCGCTGCGAAGCGTTTGGGGGCCGGAGGCGGGGAACTGAGCCTGCCCGGAGGGCCGGAGGCGGCGGTCTGCCAGGCGGCGATGGTCGAGCGGCAGGGGCAGGTTCTGTGGCGCTCCTTCGAGTGGGGCGATCACGAGGAATGGCATTGGGGCAGGCTCGACCTGAGGGCCAGCAGGCTCGCGCTGGCGGAGTCGAAGAGTCTCGGGTCGTGGCCCTGGAGCGATGTCTCCCCCGGGTTCACCTGGTCGGAATGGTGGGGATGCGGAGTCGTCCACGGAGCCGGCGAGACCGAGGCACGGATATACAATATCGTGGATGCGGAGCGGATCGTGCAGGCGGGCGCACCGATAGGGATCGGGGGTCTGCTCAACTGGGGCTTCGCTGCGCCGCAGAAAGTGTGGGGCCGCAGGGTGTGGGGCATCTTCGGTAACAGCTGGGACAAACGCGTCCACGTGATCGTCTGGAGGCCGCTCCTATGAGCAGGCTCTATAACGCAATCAAGCGGATGCGGGAGCGCGGGGACAGGGCGGTCATCGGACAGGTATTGGGACACCTGGGCGGCGCGCGTTACCGCGTGCAGATCGGCGACTATCAGTACGTGGTGGAGGCCGCCGCGGAGGCGACGGCCGAGACGGGACAGGCAGTGGCAGTGCTGGTGCATGGGAGAACCGGGTCGCCGATCGCGATGCTCGGCCCTGTGAGCGGTTGAAAAAAACAGGAGGTCGGAGCGATGATAATCTATCACGAGGCAGTCACGAAGTTGGCCGTATCGAAGTCGGACCCCGAGGTGGTCCTGCCCCCGAGGGACCTCGACACGAGACCGCGGAGGGTGCTGTCGTTCAGCGTCGCCGGCGGGTCGGGCAAACTCGCCCTCGCAAATGCCAAGGTACAACTGGGCCCCACCGCCACCGGTCCCTGGTTCGATGAGGATCTCAGCGGGACCGGGATCCCGACCCTCGCCGCCGGCAGTAACGCAGTCTATCGGATGGACAGGGCCGATCACTGGCTGCGCGTGCTGGCGCAGGGCGCAACGGCGACGGGACAGACCGATCTTACGGTCTACCTGGACGCGGCAGGATAAGACGCGGGCACGCCCCGCAAACTGAGCCTGCAGAAAGGGAGAACTATGTCGGGAGAAGCAATCGCAGGCATCATCACCGCCGGCGGCGGCGTGCTGGTCGGAGTGATGGAAGCCTATCGTAGGATCGCGGCGGGCAACACCAAGCGGATCACCAACGCCATCGGCCAGCAGACCGCAGCAATCAACCAACAGACGGGGACGATCAACGGCCTGGTCGCGAAGAATGGGCGGGACCAGACCTATTTACAGGAAGCAGTTCGCTCGCTGAAGGATGTGGCCATCACGATGTTGCGCACGAGCGAGCGCTGCGAGACCGTCGAGTCCATACGCCGTGGCAGGGCAGACTAGGCCCACAGTCATGATGGCGCAATAAGGAGGAGAGAATGCCTGCAACCTGGCAAGAAGGCGAGACAATCCCGCCGATCCTCTTCACCGTTACCGAGGACGGCCAACCTTTCGACTTCACCGATGTCGCGGTCGCACTCCGGTTTGCCCTCTCTGGCCAGGCGGCGCTCTGGGAGAAGGACTGCCTGGTTGATGAGCCAGAAACCGCCGGCAAGTGTCGCTACGAATGGGATGAGGGCGATCTGGCCATT